CACTGGTCCGTATCCAGTTGTTCCAGGCCACATCCATGGGCCGAGGCTGTATGAAGTATTTACGGCGTATGTCCACACTCCCCAACCACCAGCTTCTACCCCATCAACCAGGTCATGAAACAAAATGTTGTACATATATGGGGCAGTGTTGCTTGGTGTTGGGGCATTCCAATTCAAAACAACATTTCCATCGTTGTCTGCTACCGCTGTGAGATTTTGAACAGAGTTAAAGTATGGCGCTATCGTTGTAGTTGTAGTACTGGTAGTAGTCGTGGTTGGTGCAACGACAGTCTTCGTAAAAGCAGAGGCGGGAACTACCTGCCATCCCGAACCTATATCCCAGTAGAGAGTCGTATTGGCTCCGCCACCATTTTCGTAATACCAATATGTGATTGGCTTAGAAACTCCAGCGCTAAAAGAAACGTACTGTGACGGGTTGCCCCAGCCGCCCTTGTCAACCCAGTTGTTGTCTATCAAAACATTGTCTATATAGAGTTTGGTTCCGTCATCCGCAGCGGGCAAAAACCTAAACGAGCCAGTCACGGGCAGTGTTATGTGGCCTTCATATTTAACAATAAAGTCTTCATACATATTGAACAGCGGTGTACTGTCGAAGTTTTGATTGATTTGAGTGAGAGTGGTGGTTCCAACGACCGGACGACCGGTGACCGTGGGGAGTGGAGGCGAATTGTTGTAGCCAAAGTTGTTGTAAACAGTTACATTAAGTCCTGGTTCGGCTTGGGCAGAAACAGAAAAATTAGAAAAAATAACACTAATAAAAAAAAGTACGCCAAGAATCCAAGTACCTTTTTGCGGCTTAAGCCTCATTGCTCACCCTCCAGTGGTTTAATAAGTATAGTAACAAGAAAAGGTCCTGACTAATGTCAGGACCTTTCCCGTGCCTCCGTTGCAAGGATGTATATTATATCATCTACTTAGTCAATTACGTCATCAAAATCAGATTCTCTAAAGAAAAATTCTAATGCAATAATTAAGACAGTGGGAAGAAGAATTAATCCCAATGATAAAGCAATAATAAGCTTTACCATAAAAGTCAATACTTCTATAGCCAAATTTAGGCTTGACCAGGCTTAGGAAGTGCTCTCCATGCAGCCTCAAATTTTGTGGCATCTTTGGCCATCTCTGGTGATAGTTCTATGTGCAACCACTTGCCGCCTTGCGAACCAGCATTGTCTTTGGCGTCATAAATCTTTACGCCTTTTTCGCCTTCACCGCGACTGCAGCGATAACCACGGCCCCAGCCGAGTTGCTTATCCTTAACGTTAGAGTCATAGGCGTAGTCGTGAACCTCCTCGATGCCGAGCTCTTTGGTGTACTTCATAAACCAATCCCATGCCTCAACAGCCTTCTTGCGGTCTGTATAACCCATATCGATTGCCCTGCCCGTTGCATGAACGCTCAGCCACTTTGGGTTATTTGGGTCTTTGTCGGCTGCAGGATTCCTCATTCTTCTATTGACATAAATCCCCAAATTAGAAAAACCCCACCTTTTCTTGCAGAGCTCTAGAAGCTTCTCGGTGCCAGGCTTGGGACCATTACCGTTGCCGTCTGAGTTTCCAGTATACTTTCTTGGCATAATTTTACTATCTCCTTTTGTCATTTGTCCTTAATAGTAATGACTATATGTATTCGCCAAATCTTTTAATTGGCCTTCCAGGAACTCCTACTACGGTAGCTCCATCTTCTGCGTCATCTATCACAACAGTTCCTGCCCCTAAAGTGCAATTTGATCCTACATTTTTAAAGTTAATGACAACAGCCCCTGCTCCTATTGATGTTGTGTGACCAATATTAACATCACCACATATTCTTGACCCAGGGCTTAAAGTGCAATAGTCTCCAATATTACTTGACTGATTAATCGAAGAAGCTGTGTTTATGTGCACGTGTACACCTAGGTTAACTCTAGTTGTTAGAACAGAATATGGACCCATGGTTAAACCACCGCCAAAAGTGCAATATGAACCTATTACTGCTGTGTCATGGATAAGGTTAGCTGCACGGTCAATTCTATTTATTTTTGATTCTATTTTTTTTCTTATTTTAGATGAATTAATCCCTATAGTGTATTTTAATTTAGGATATTTATCAAGTAAAAAAGGTAGAAACGACACATCGCCGAGAAGATGTTTGTTATTTATTGATGGATCATCATCTAAAAATCCAATAATATTCCATTGTTCATACTTGTCTGACAAGGCAATATATTCTAGATCTTTAGAATGTCCACCAGCTCCGAACTATTATTAAATCCATGTTTTTATTTCTGAAAAATCATTGTCGCACACGCCATAAACATTAAAGATTTCTTCTGAATTTTTTGGAAATAAAACAACACTATTATCTAATCTTTTTGATCCAGGAAAAGCCCAAATTAATCCAGATGATGTCATAGTATACGCATCTGTTTGATGCCAAAAAAAGTTTGCAGTGTTATAATCATTAAATAATTTTTCAAAAGCTTTTGGATTTTTACAGTGTAGCCAGCATCTTTTATCTAGATAATCTATTATATCAACTTTATATTGTGGCTCATCATGACCTAAATACCATAAACCATTAACATACCTTACGTCTATTTCTACATCATAGCCATTATTTAAGGCTATATTTATATACTCAGGTTTATTTTCTAGTTCTTTTTTTATACCCTCAAAGTTACCTCTGTGTGCAATAAGTTTCATTTTTGATAATTCTCCAAAAAGTAATTAAGATCCTCTGGAGTACCTATGCCCCACATTTTTTCTATATTTTTAACTCTAATTTTTTTATTATCTTGTATAGCTTCATTAAAAACTGGACATACATAAAATTCTCCATTTGTCCTAATGTCTTTAGCTATCATTTGTTCTGCATATTTTACATAATCTGAACCCTTTTTCCAGAAGTAAATACCTACAGTAGCTAAGTTACTTATAGGTTTTTTCTCTGCAACTTCTGCAACAAAACCATCATCATCCAATTTTGCATATGACCATTTAGGATGAGTTGCCTCAAAAGTAAGTATTCCGCCGTCAATCCCATCCGCACTAAAAGCATATAATGCCTCATTGCTATTCCATTCAATAAATTGATCCGAGTTTGCCATAATTAATGGAGAATCATTATCTATCAATTTCTTGGCTAACAGGGTAGTGCAAGCAGCTCCTTCAGTTAAGGAGTCAACTTGAATAATACTGCATCTAGGGGCTATTAAATTTAATAAGTATTGTAAATTATATTTTTCATAATGTTCTTTTTGAACGATAAATATATAATTTGCTTCTATATTTAAATTTTCTACGACTACTTGAATCATAGGTTTTCCGCTTACTTCAATTAACGGTTTGGGGAAAGTATATCCAACTGCTTCAAATCTGCTACCAGCACCAGCCATAGGTATTAATACGTTCATACTTTCCGATTTCCATGGTATGTTTTTATTTTGTTTTTTAGATAAAATATTAATTATCTTATCAATTTTTTGAATATTTAAATCATTTCTATTCTCTACTGCAACAAGAGTTGATCCACTGTCTAATGCTCCTTGTCTGCCAATGTGACTATCCTCTACGATTACCGTAGTGCTTGGCAGTGCGTTGCAAGCAGTCATGCATGTCCAATACATTTCTGGAAATGGTTTTGTTCTTTTTACATCATCATTACTTACAAAGTAGTCTATATATTCAATTAGTCCAAGTCGTATTAGTACTAATTTTACAGTATCTCTTACGCTATTAGATGCAACTGCAATCTTGAATGAATTAAATTTAAGTTTTTTAAAAAATGATATTAGTTCTTCATCTCTTAAAAGCTTATTGAAAATAAATAAAGTTTCTTCTTGTTTTTTTTTCCAAACTTCATTATGAAGATTTGTAGGAAGATTTTTATTTTCAGATAATGTATTTAATTTTTTTGTAGTTGGTAAACCATCATATATGCTTAAATGTTCTTCTCTAGAAATTATATATTGTTTTCCAAAAAATTCAAGCGCATTATTCAATGCCTCGTAATGAACTTCCCTACTGTCTAATAAAACTCCATCTAAATCAAAAATAACTAAATTATTCATAAACCCTACATTCTTAATAGATAGTTCTTTTTAACATATTTTTCATCATATAAACCATAAAAATCACTCATAGGACCTTGAAGAGAATTTGTTACGTCATAACCCAATCTTCCAAGGGCTATGCCAAGCAATCTTTCTGTTGCACAGGACTGAAATTTATTAATTGGAAGAATATTGAATAGCCCAGATTGAGTGAGGTCTTGCATTGTTTTATTGGAGGCCAGCATCATTGGACCAAAAACGCCCTTGTAATAGTGGGGTAGTTCAAAGCCCATATGTTTTTTAAGTTGTTCATCTGCCCAGACACTTAAGTCTTGATCATTTTCATCTCTGCCCATAGGGGTCGGAGGAGAATCCCACCATCTAATTGTAGTTAGATCATTGTTTTTTACAAAATCTATATTCCCATTAAGAACTAATGAATCATGAATACAAAAATAAAAATCTTCATGCGGATTGTTATTGTATCCTATATTATATGCTTCTAAAGCATAGTTTTTATTATCTACATCAAATATTTGTACAGATGAATCTATGTCCTTAAAATAACTTTTATCAGATGAAGAAGAATCTACTAAAACAATTTTTTCATTTGGATGAAATTTTATTATTGATTCAATACATTGAAAAACTATTGGGTAGTTTTTATCAAATTTACATGGGATTATAAACATTTATAAAAACCAACCCTCACTTCTTCTGCCGCCTATGTGTGTAACAAGTGGTTCATCATACATGTTTCCGTAATAACCAAATCTTAGTTGCTTGTTTATTGAATGAACTTTTTGTGTAAACTCAGATTCCCCACCATGGTCTGGCCAACCAATTCGTGTAGTAGAGATTGGATACACACATGGGTTTAAAGTAAACAGTCTACCATGTTCAAAAAAATCACCTTTTTGCTCATAAGATTCTTTGTGCTGAAATACAAATCCACCAACTTCTTCTTCTGGTGGATTAACAGGGTCCCTAACTAAAGCCATTTGTATTAAGTGCAAATTGTTTTTCAGTAAGAAAATCATATGATCTATATCAAATTTTCTTTTGACAATAAAATCGTCTTCTAGATGAAAGACATATTCAGACTCTTCACCAATAGAACTCCAAACTGACTGTACTGCACCAGCCAATCCTCTTCTTTGCTCGTGTGAAATAATTTTAAACATTGGAAAAGCGTTTGTTAAAAAATTATGATATCTTATATCGCCAGAGTCATTTATTATTACTCTTTCACAAAAAGAATAATTAATAACATCCTCAAACCTATCTATGGTTTGCTCTATGCATGACTGTCTTCCATCTGTAATAACCACTAATGATACTTTATTCATGCTGGTAACTCCATGATTGGGGCTGGATCATAGATTAAAGATCCAGTGTCTTGAGTTACTAAAATATTGTTGTCAAAATACTGTACTAATCCATCTAATCCATCAGCTTCGTAGATATTAAAGTGTTCAGCCCATGCTGCACCGCTGTATAGATCTGCCCCAGGACCTAAAGCTTTACAGGCTTCGTAGGCATTGAGAATTTTTTTCATAAAATGATCCAGAGATCTCCATTGAAAATGTCTAATTGCTAGTAATTGTGGGCCAAATATAATTTTATCATGACCATAATCATCAATAGCTATATTAATATTTGACATATAGTTCCACCCATTGTACTGAACCAAATGGTTTCCATTAGAAATTGATACAGATTTGTCTGATGGCCTAAACCTAAAACAACACTTGTGGTTAGTTGGAAGGTTCCATTTATATTTTATGGAATGAAAAGGAGATAATCCTGGCTCATCAAACTCTGTAATAGAATGATTGGTATACAAAACCCTATATGCGTCATATTCTTGACTATCTAATTCCTCAAACGCTTCCTGCAAAGTTCCTTTTGACGAATGCCAGATCTCATCAATATCAAAAGGAACAATCCATTTGGCTCCATTTTCACGAGCCATAGCAGCTAAGTTGGTCATTTTTTGAGACTGAGTGTATTGAACTATATTATCTTCTAAAATAATAACTTTAATCTCTGGATTAAATTTAGCTATATTCTCTTTAGCTTCTTCCATTCTTTCTCTTGTATCATCTTTAGATAGATTGTCTGCAACTATAATTCCAGCTGCTCCATTAGCTGCAAAGTGATACATGGTGTGATCAATAATGTCACCTTCATCTCTCGCCATGCCAACAGCCCAAAAATTAACACTGCTCATTTGCTAATTGCCCTCCAATCGGATCTAGATTATTTGCCATGTTCCACTGTACTGAGTTTTCTCTGTACATTTTTGCTTGGAGTGGTTCTGTAAAATCAATTGGATAGAACATATACCCTGCTCTTTGTAGCCTATCAAAAAAAGCTGCGTCAGCTCCTGCCCAACACCAGGCGGCGTCTTCCCATCCATCAACTTGATCATATGCGTGACGAGATGTCATCACCTGATTATGATCTAACTTGTCTGCACCACGTATTAGAACTTCTTGAAACCATCTGACACCACGACCATCAATACCGCCACCATCTATGTTGTCATCAACATCTCGCACATGCTGTGCACAAAAGCATACATCATGATTTGTTCTTTCAACAAACTCAACCATTTTTTCTATCATTTGTGGATAATAATAATCATCATCAGCTAAATACAGGAGATGAGTGCCTGTAGATATGTATTTTACAGCGGTGTTAATTTGCGTTGCGTAACGTGCCGTCTTAAGTCTATTTTCTTTTGCTACCTGAGAGTTGTAATATTTTACTTTTGGATTGTCTAAATATAGACGAATTATTTTGTAGACTTCTTCATCGGAAGAATTGTCGTCAGCTATTATCAGCTCAATATTTTCATATGTTTGAGCAAGAACTGATTTTATAGCTCGCATTAAATATTTCGGATTATTATAACTAGTTAATATAACCGAAACTTTAATCTCTTTGCCCATTGCTCCTCCACTTAACCATGTTTCTCCAGTGAACACATTGCCACAGTATCCACATGGCAAAAAATCCTGGTTTATTAAAAATAAGTGAGTATATTAGCCAAGGAAACGAATGAAGAGCGACTATGAGATGGCCATACCATTTCTTGTTTCCAACTAGATAGCTTCCGCCAACACCAATTAGTTCCATGGCAAACAATAGCCATGTCCACATCTGTTCTGTCATATATATCCCTACTGTAGATTCAAGGATATATTATATCGGTTTTATCTTTTACCTGCAAACTGCGGAGCATGCGTTATTATCTAGAGTTGTTGCAGGCGCATACCGGGTATTCAAATTAAAAAAATCCGCTCAGAGAAATTCCCTTCCCCTATACAATCCGCCTAGCTAGTTTGCTATATCCTCCCGCAGCTGCAATTGAACCCGCTATCATCATTGGAGTGGGTGGACCCGTCATCCCGGTTCTGTTAGCCTCATGAATCATAGTACCTGTCCCAAGGGCAGCTAAGCCACCACCAAGTATTACCCTTCCACGCCTTTGGCTTCTTGCAATAGATTCAGCTGCTTCTCGAACTTCTCTACTTGGTAACATAATTTCTCCTTAAGAATTATTAATTTTCATTATTAAAAAATAAAGTCTCATAAGATCTATATTTTCAATGCTAAAGATATGTTCTTTGTTATCTCTAGTAGTAATCTTAAATTCATGAGCCTTAACTATTTGCCCTTCTGTGTCCAGCATTGTGTTTTCACTAGTCAAGCTTATTTGAGAAATCATAGGCATAAACCCGCTAAAAGCTTCTAGGTTATTGCTACTCATAATTATTTTTTCTTTTTTAAACCCTTTGCATAGGTAGCAACGTTTTTTGGCGCCTGACCTTTCACCCCTTTTATTGGGGTGCCGGACGCCCTCTTTCTTTGAACTGCGCTTTTTCTTTGTCCTGCGCTCATTGATCTTGCCTTAGCCACAGGAACACATTTAGCGTACCCAGATCCTCCAGCCCCTGAAGTTCCGCAGGGTCGAAACTTTCCCTTTTTCTTGGGCGCGCCAATATTAACCCATTTTTGGTCAAACCACTTAGTTAATCCAACGCCTTTAGGACCTGGCATTTACTTGCTCTTCTTTGCTTTCTTGGTTGAGACAGTTCTCCATCCACCACCCATTGACTTATATTTTTTTGCTGCCCAGGCATTCGCATAAGCTGAAGGATAGACATCAAACTTAGCTTTAGCCTGCGATTTTGCCGAAGACCAAAGTCCCGGTTTTGTTGGTTTATTTACTTTTGCCATTTTTTAATCCCTTAGTCTTTGTAGAAAAAGTTTTTGAGTCTGCTTTTCCGTACATACTCTTTTTCATTTTTGGTACTGACCTTGTTCCATCGATGCTGGCATCTACGGTTTTGCCTGCGTTGTTGTAAACTGAAGTTTTACTTTTTTTTCTAGCCATTTTATTTACCTTTTTTGTTAATCTTCCTAAGAGTTTTTGCAAGGTTTGCTTGCTGAACAGTAAGTTTGCTATACTTTTCTGGATTTTTAGTCACAGCAGATACCATCCCAGCAACTGACTTGCCAGCCCTTTTTGCTTTAGCGGTAAAGGCACCAGGTCTTTTTATCGCACGTTGAATCCATTTTTTGTCTGGATTCTTTTTTGAGACCATATTACTTTCCTTTTTTCTTGGCAAGAATTGCTTTCTGAATAAAAGGAGGTAGTTTCTTTTGCTTTGCTGTTAAGCCTGATCCATTTTTTGCAGGGGCTGCCTTTTTGCCGGTCATTGCTTTGTTATTTTTTTTGTCATATGCCATTTTTATCTTCCTTTGTAATTGAAAATCGGGGACGATACACATATATAGTACCATCCCCGATTCTGTTTTTGAGTATAATTTACTCAGTTATCAGCCAATAACCTTACCTTTTGAATTTTTGATTGGTCTCTTGGCCATTTTCATCTGACCAGACGAAACTGAGTTTTTTGCTGCAGTAGCGCCTTTTGTTTCAATTTTTTTGCCCTTGCTATCTTTAATAGGTCTCTGACCCATCTTTGCTTGACCTGCGCTTACTGTTGGCTCTGGGGCTGATACGCCCTTGCCAGCTTTTGACATTTTCTTTGCCATTTTTTTCTCCTTGTTTTAATACTAGTATTATTTTCTTCGATGAGATTTTATATGCATATCAATCTTATCGTCGACTTTGTCCACCTGATCATCAACATGATCTATCTTAAAGTGTAAACTTATTATATCATCTTTTACGCCAACAATCATGTCGGTGACTGTATTATGATCTACCTTGTTTTCTGCCCTACCTTTTTGCACTAGGGCAACCAATACCGCTCCTACGGAAGCAATTGTTGCAACGATTACAGCTTCCATATTATGATCCTTTTACCCATTTTTTAGAAGATGATTGTGTTTTACTGGGACTCCACTTTACCCTATCCGCCCAGTACGCGGCAGACATTTTTCCTTTAGAAATATTTTTTGCGTGACGAGACTTAAAAGCTTTTCTTTGGCCAACTGTTTGATTTGTTTTTACGCCTTGTTGACCAAATCTAATTGTTTTTACCTGATCACCAGACTTGGCAACGACTATGTGAGATTTTGTAGGATGACTTGGGGTTCTTTTGGGTTGATTAAAGCCAGAAACTCCGGGCTCTTGCAAGTCTAGGATCTTTTTTTGCCATTGCTTTTTCCTTTTTTCTTTGTTTTTTTTGCGTTATTTAAAAAAACCCCATACATAACATTGCTGGAACCCATTTTCGGTTGTGTATTATATTTAAAGCCTCCAATTTTAATCATTTTTTTGAAGGGCATATTTATTCCTCGGGCTCTGGTTGGTTTTTTTCTTGATTTTCTGATTCATTTTCTTCGGGATTAGATTTTTTATTTTCAAGATTTGACCAATTATTTTTTGATACTTTTCGATATTTACCAAATGACATAGGGTACATAGTAACGCAAATGAGGTCCTCTTAAACTTTTGCAGAATAAAAGGACCTTCATTTTTGCAATGTATTATTCAGCTGTTTTTTTAGGTCTTCCCTTTTTCTTTGGAGCTCCTGAATCTGCTGCAGATGTCTTTGGTTTATCTGCTTTTGGCTTAGTAGGCACTTTAGTCTCTACGACCTTGGCAACCTTTTTGGCCTCTTTTGCAGCTGCTCCAGAAACATTAGTGACTGCTTCATCTACGGCTTTAGCTACTTCATTAACATCATTTGAAATCTTATCAATCAACGAATTAATAAATACGTCTTGACCAGACTTAACGTTTTTTCTTTTAGCTTTACCCAAAAGAGAAGTAATTTTTTTTGCTAGCTTTTTAATCATTTTAACCTCTTGTTTTAAAAGTTGAATTAATTCATTAAATATAATACAGGTTTTTTCTAGAAAATGCAAATTAAATACTATTTACCCTGTTGAGATTCTTTAATTAAAGTATATCTTTCGCCAGTTTCTCTGGAGACCATTGAAAAACCATCTACGGCAGCGGCCTTGACGGCCTCAGAAAGAGCCTCTCTATCTGATGGATCTATGTTAATCAATGGTATAGTAACGCCAGCATATACGTCAATATTTTCAAAGTTTCCTATGTTAATCTTTCTGTTTACACCACATATAAACACTGGATTTGTTGATATAGATATTTCTTGTGCCATTAAATTTATCACCTGTTCTATTGGGGAGCCTGTTGATTGTTCCTGTGCTGTTCTGGTTATCTTAGGCATTTTGCTCCTTAAGTATACCGATACATTTTAGCGTACTAGACACCTGTTCTTCAATCGACATATCAGATGTATCTACAACATAATTGGACATACTTGCTATGGTGCTAATTTGTTGTTCTGATTTATGAGACGATTGCTGATCAGTCATCGGTCTGCCATCTCTTTTCATTATTCTATCTAATAAAACCTCTTCTGTTGCGTCAAAGCAGACTATAATTCCGTTGGGCTGTTCCAGTATCTTCTGCGCCTCGTTTATAAATCTCACATCAGAAATTATAACAGCAAAGGGATCACGGGCCTCATCTTCAGATAGAGACTTTCTGTATGAAGAAAACATTTTATGTGATTTTGATATTGCCCACGTTGCAAAGCAATCTTCAAATCCATGTCTACAGATATCTCCTGCTTCCTGCATAAAACTTCTTGGCTTTATACCTTCCGGCTCTATTGGTAAATGGTAAAGTAAACTAACTTTTTCAACCAAAGTCTCATAAGATGGTATATTGCCTAGAGCGGATCCGCCATAAACCTCAAACAAAACTTCATGTATGGCATACAGCTGTCTATTCTTTGCGTTTGTTCCGCTAATGGTTCTTTTGATTGATGCAAGTTCGTATATGGGTAATGCATAAAAAATGTGGTCCCATTTTATCCCACCTATTGATACATCTATTGATCCTTTGGGAACTAAATTTTCTGCTACAGTAGTTTTTCCACTACCAGCTTTTCCTGCTAGTCCTAGAATTATTGGATAGTCTTCTTTGAAATTGTTAATCATAATAATATTATACCATCTACTTTTCTATTATGTTTTGTTTTCTTTCTTTTAGCTGATCCAAAAATTCGTTTGCCAGCATATCGGCCTCCCAAACAAACGATCTTGGTACCTGCAACACCCTAAATGGGTACTCTTCTTCTATGTCTTCTATAGTCATTAAAAGTGGTATTAAAGTAGCGTTTTTGCATCGCCATTTACCAGAAATGTGATTTGCAACCACTGCAGAATCTGTATAGATTATTGGATCCTTAAAGTCTGACATGGAGCAGATTAAAAGAGCGGCTATAACAGCTTCATACTCTGCTTCGTTATTGGTTCTTTGGCCCAAGCCTCTAGCAAACTGTGCGACTTTCCTTCTATTTTTGTAAACAACAACGGCGCAAGAAGCTTCTCCAATCTTTTTTTGCCCCTGACCCCTAGATGCTCCATCACAAAAAACTTCTATATTCATTTAATCTACCGCTATATCTTTTGGTATTCCAAGTTCAGTGGCTCTATCTGTTATTTTTTTGTGAATAGATTTGGATGAAACAATATATGTATACTGCAAAAGATATCTTTGCCCTTCATATACAACTTGCGCTGGAAAAGACAAGTCATCTTTAAGCGAAGAATAAAACTCTAAGTTAGACGTGACTGATTTGTAGTGACCTATATACATGTGTGCTCCCTAAAAAATGCTGTAATCTTTTTCTGCATAAAACCCTTTATCTTCACGAGCGCTAGCCACTTGCATGGACTGAACCTTGTCCATGAGTTTTCTTGCAGACTCTGATGATATTCTGGCCGATGTTTCCATTGATTCTATTAATTCAACCAATGCTTCTACCGCTGTTAGCGACTCATATTCTTTTTCTGCAGCAGCAATGGCAGAGGCTTCTCTCTCAGATTCGTTTCTGCCGATTCTGTTTGCCTTGTAAACTTTTTTATATCTACCCTCTAAAAGCTTTCTTTGAGCCCTAGCTATCCCGGCAAACCTAGCCACTCTTCCATATACATTAGAAGACCTAGCTACCAATGAAGCCAAGTCTTCTACCGTCAAATCAACATAGTTGGCGTCTGGAATTTCTATAAAATATCTATCTAAATCTTCAGACCTAGAAAATATTTTAACTATCTCTTGTAATTGAGGATTCAAAAAATTAAAAAGCCCATCAAGTGTTGATAAATCACTAATCATCAATGTCCTCTTTGTTTGTGTTAAAAAAAGCTAATAGTTTATAATCTTCCATATCTTGCTCTTCTAATATTGCCCTAAGTTTTACCTTTATTTTAGACAAATGTTCACGAACAGTATTTGGATGCTCAGTAATTCTAGCAGCTATTTCGGAAGATTTCTTGTTGTCTATATATTTCCACTTAAGAAGTTGCCTTTCTTGAACAGAAAGCTTATCAAAAGGTGGTTGAACCTCATCTCCAAGGACCCAAAATTCGTCTATTGCATTGTCAAAATGTTTATCTACAACAGCATAATTGATTGTGTCAATGTTAAATCCTTCAACTTGCTCTTCTGCGTTTTCGCTATTTTCGTCACCCGTATATAGCGGAAAAGATTTTCTTCCTAATTGATCAATTAAAAATGTGTCTACATTTTTTTTAAGAAGATAAAAAAAGTAACTGTATAAGAATGCACTAAAGGGGATTGGCCCTTTTTCTGAATCTCTTTTTTCATATCTTTGAACGCACTGAAGAAATGTGTATTGAACCGTCTGCCTAACTTCCTCCTCCGTGCAGTATCTTTTTGTCATGTAGCTTATTCCGCCTCATGCACTCATTCACATGCTTAAATCCTGCCTGATTCAATTTATTTTTCATTAAATTAAATCTAACAATTTTGTCTTTAACAAAAAGTGATACAAATCTCCTAATATCATAATCCGAGTAGCTATATTTTCCGGTAATACAGCATGCTGACATATTTAGTCAAAAAATTATTAAAAACTTTAAGTAATTCTGCTTTTGCGTCTTCATCTCCTGCTTTTGCCTTACGTATTAACTCCTGCATTTCGTTTTCTTCTAAAGAATAATATTGCTCCTTGTAGCTAGTCATGCTATTTTCCTTCCCAATAAGGTATTTTGTTTGAATAAAAATTTCTGATGTCTTCGTAGTAAACAACCTGCAGTATTCCGCAGTTCCGCAGCAAAGCTTTTTGCATTGTTGGAATACCTACTGCATATAAAGGTTAGTTTTTCAAATTCTTGTGGGTAATATCTTTTAAATCTCTTAAGTTTAATTTTACTTTTGTCGTCCAAATAGCCTTTTATCTCCAACCACTCATCTTGTTTTGGCAGATAAAAGTCTGGCGTATAACCTTTTGTTCCTCTTTTTATTGGAAAAGAAAAAACTTTAGGCTCAAATTCAAATTTAACTTCATACGCATTGTATATCCTCGCAACATTTGCCTCCCAATTAGATCTCATAACTATTCCTAAATCTTCCCTGTATCCTGATTTAGTATGCTTGTATGCGTTGCCTCTAGAGCTCTTGCTCTCCTCTTTAAGGATGACCATATCAATTGATTGGGACATAAGCTTTTTAAAATTTGGGTGCATTCTTTTTTTGCTTCTCGAAAAAAAATATTGCTCTGGAGTTGTCACTTCTGTTTTCATTGTGCTATCCTCATCTTCGTCAAAGACACCTATATTATACTTTATAATCAAACTAAAAACAAAACATAACCACAAAAAGTTGCCACCAAGGCAGAAAGGTGATAGAGTACCTATCATGAATACACTAGACACAATTATAAACAGCATGCGCCAGTCAATCAACGAGGATGTTATCGAGGATCTTACACAGCTCGGTTTCAACCACAACGACGCAGTTAAAATCGTCGTTGAATCAGACTTTGACCTGGTTGTTTCTGCCGAACAGGATCCTGTAGAGCAGTTCTGAGTTTAAACACTTATGATGCTTTAAAACCCCCTCCACTTATGTGGGGGGGGTTTTTAGATGTCTCTTTTCATTTTTTTAAGTCTTAGGGCTCCGACTCCGGCAAGCCCCGCTTTCAGCGTGATCGCAAAATGAACACATTCTCTCGTTAAAAGTCGCAGAAAAGTTTTGATCGTTAATTATTTTATCAATCTTTGATAACAAACTTACCTTAACTATCTCAAGATCTTCCTCTGTGTAGGTGTGAGATTTAACTCTATTTGTTCTTAAATAATGAAGTGAAGCGTTTATTGTTTTATCTGGGAAAAGATTTTTGGCTGCCAATGCGTATATTCCGTAGCTGAAGATTGCTTGGAATGTCTTTAAGGGCAACTTCTCTTTTGCCAGTTTTGTAATCTACAATATAAACATCATTATTTATAACGTCTACTCTATCTATGTATCCAATAATAGAATAGTTTCCTATAACAAAATTAAAACCAACTTCTTTTCCATACACATTAAATTTCTTATTTTTGTTAAGGTCAAAAAACTCTTCTACAATTTCGTCACCAACATCAACTAATTCTTTGGGAATCTTTCCAGCTGGATCGTAAGATAAAAGATTGTCTTTATATAACTTTTTCATCTGGCCTATGTCTAGATCGCTATCTTTTGATATGCAATCTTCCAGAACTGAGTGCACTATGTTGCCCAAGACTGCTGGTGCATTAAATCGCCTTGGTTCTTTTTTTATGTATGAAAAAAAATATTTTGAAGGACACATTTCGTATGTGTCTATTCTGGAGTAGCTAAATTCACTGAGTGTAAACTTTTGAAAATGATCTAGTTCTTCTATTGATTTTATTTTTAAAGTCATTCTTTTTTTGTCTCTATTACATTTCCATTTGCGTCATATTCTATTCCTGTTTCATCTATAATATGACCCGTCTTAATATTTTTAAACAATCCCTCACCAATAGCAACCCATCCGGTATTTCCTATTTCCATATAATCATCTTCAACGTATGGCCACATGCTCATCCTCAACTTTAATTATGCACTCGGAAAAATCTTCTATATTGCAATAGTAATTTAAAACTGCATAAAGATCCTGTAATTCTTTCTTAGTGCAGTAAAAACCAGCTATTCCTACTTGAACAAAAAACTTGGCGCCTATTAACTGTTCCTCTTGTTCGTACTCAACAAGCGCTATATTATTCTTGATTACTTTTCCAACTTCTTTCTTAACCATTTTTAGTCCTCATCTATAATTGTTATGGGATCCCAGTTTGGATCATTTAATTTTTCTCTCATATCTTTAACATAAGAGTCCCAATCTCTTTCATCTTGAGACTTTTTTTCATACTTTACCGTTCCCTTAAAGGGGTTTGTTTTAAATTTGGTAATTAATAATTTACCTTTTTTAGTTTTCCATCTAAGGTTTCCATTTTTGCAGTCGCAATAGTCATCAACGTCTGGATCTATTGTCCCCTCAGGATCAAACCTACCTGAGCACCCTTTGCATTTCGTATATCTACCTTTATCTTGGCATCTATTGCACGATGCGCAAAAAATCCAGCACGCTTTCTCTGTTGGGTTTTTGTATGTTCCTTTTATGGTCATGTCCTATCCTTTAATGCGTTCTCTAGTTTTTCTTTTAAAGTTATAGATGTTGTATTTTTGTATTTAAATGTTATGTTTTTATTTCCATCTTGAGTTTCTACAAAAACATAAGACCCACCATTTTTTGAATTAATTATATCATACAAATTACTAAAAGCAGACAAGGAAGTGTTCTTGTTTGCTTTTAAATAAATAGGTTTTCCGCCGGCAAAATTTGACAAGTCCATCTTTTCACAGTTGTTCATCACAATTTTTGTGGTTGAATTTTCTTCATCGCCGTCTTTTGCAACAGAACCAACAATCCTTATAACATCTCCATCAGCAAAAAAATCATCGGCGTAGTTTTTAGCTTCTCTGGGAAAAACTATTATTTCAATATCAGACGATATATCCTGCACATTAAACTTAAACATCTTCGCACCTTTTTTGGTTATAATTTTTTTTGCGCCTGAGACAACTCCGGCAACACAAACCCTATTGCCTTGATACATGTCTAAAACTTCCACTATTTCATTAGATATATTTTGAGATAACAAATCCCAGATTCCATCAACTGGATTTTTTGAAACATAAACTCCAAGTTCTTCTTTTTCTTTTTCAAGAATAGACAGTTCTGTTCTTCGTCCAAAATCGCTATCAAATGACCTGTCTATTAACTCATCAAAAGCACCTGCCTTAACAAGATGTTCAATCGTACTCTTTTTTAGAACAGAAGATCCAGTTCTTCTAAAAAAGTCATGCATAGAAATATAGGGCTTGCCGATATCTCTGCTGGAAATAATGGAATCGGACACAGAATACCCTATCCCGTTTACGGCAGAAAGGCCAAATATTATTGTTGATTCGTCTATGACACCAAAATCTTCCATTGATTTATTTATAGAAGGGGGCAGAACTTTTATTCCTCTTTTTCTGCAATCTGATAAGTACAGTGCCTGTTTCTCTTTGTTACCAACCACCGAACTCATTAAGGCTGCCATGTATTCAACTGTATAATTACTTTTCAGGTATGCCGTTATATATGAGATCATCGCATAGCTTGCAGCGTGAGCTCTATTGAAACCGTAGCCACCAAAATATTCTATTTCAGAATAAATTTTGTTTGCTTTTTGCTCTGTGATCCCCGATACTTGAATGCACCCAAGAACAAATTTTTGCCTAATAAGAGCTATCTTGTCTATTAGCTTTTTACCAATAACTTTTCTCAAGTCATCAGCTTCAGCTGAAGAAAACCCAGCTAATTCTCTAGCAACACCCAAAACATCTTCCTGATAAAGCATTACTCCCAGCGATGGCCCTAATACTTTTTCCAAACTAATATGATCATACTCTACTTTAGATCTTCCGTGTTTTCTGTCTATAAACAACTTATCCATTCCAGAACCCATAGGGCCTGGTCTGTGAAGCGATATTAGCGCCATTATGTCCTCAATGGTCTTAGGTTGAAGCTGAACCATCATCTCTCTCATGCTATTCGATTCAAGCTGGAAAACGCCTATAGCGTTGCCCTTACATAGTTCGTTATATGTTAACGAATCATCTAGTGGTATTGAATCAATATCTATGTGAATATCTCTGTGTTTTTTAACTAATTTTACACACTGATCTATAACACCAAGGTTCCTTAGTCCTAAAAAATCAATCTTTAAAAGACCGCATTGCTCTACCCTTCCCATGTCCCACTGCGTAACCACTGGGTTCTCAACGCCTTTTTGCATTATGGGCAGATACTCAACTAATGGACCCTTGGATATAACAATACCCGCTGCGTGGATTCCCGTTTGTCTAACTAGACCTTCAAGACCAAAGGCTGTATCAACTATCTTGCTTGAATCTTCATTTGATGAATACTCTTTATAAAATTCAGAAACCGTCATGCACTCTTTTAAAGATTTAGAAATACCTAACACTGGAGGAGGAACTAGCTTTGCTATTTTATCGCCAGAAACAAAATCATAACCAAGTGCTCTTGCAGCATCTCTAATTGACTGCCTTGCTCCAGTTCTGTTAAATGTGCAGATATGAGCTACCCTATCTGACCCATACTTTGACCTAGCATATTCGATTACCTTGTCTCTGTGCCTGTCATCAAAGTCTAGATCAATGTCTGGCATCGATTTTCTTCCCTCAACTAGAAAGCGCTCAAACATAAGACCAAACCTAATCGGGTCTAAGTTTGTGATATCAAATGCATATGACAAAACGCTTCCTGCAGCAGAGCCTCTTCCCCATCCGACTCTAATGTCATTATTTTTTGCCCACCTAACCAAGTCAGATACAACTAAAAAGTATTCTGGAAAACCCATATCCTTAACAACTTTGATCTCGTGTAGCGCTCTGTCTAATATATTTTGAGGGAGAGGATCTCCATACTTTAATTTTAGTCCTTCCCACGCCAATCTTTCAAAGTAATCTGTAGAAGACTCTTTTGTTGGAATGGGAAAGTTTGGGAAGTGTATTTGTCCAAACTTCAAATCAACTTCGACCATGTCATTCACGTACATGGTGTTTCTAAGAAAATTTTCGGTGAATCTAGATGACATGTCTTCATATGACTGAAGATAAAATTCATCGCCAGAGAAAGAAAACCTATCTGGAGTATTAATATTTGAGTTAGTTGCAACACAAAGCATTATGTCATGCGCTTTAGCGTCATGCCTATGCACGTAGTGGCAATCTCCTGTTGGAACTACTTTAGCTCCAATTTTTTCTGCTATTTCAATAAGCTGATTTGATATCTTTCTCTGTTCTGTTAAACCATGGTCTTGTATTTCAATAAAGTAGTTTTCTTTTCCGAACTATGTCCTGCATCTTTTTTGCAGAACTAAGAGCAAAGTTGTAATCATTTCTCAACAAAGCTTGAGATACTTCTCCATTTAAACAGCCAGAAAGAACTATAATGCCATCGGAATGTTCGGATATTAAATCATGATCTACTCTAGGTTTTACATAATAACCCTGAAGAAAAGACTTAGAAGACATTTTAATTATATTATGATAACCTTCATTATTCTTTGCAAGTATTGTTATGTGATAAGGCCCTCTTTGTTCCCACTCATTTTTAGCTGGGCCAGCTCTTTCTTCTTCGTCTCTATCAAATCTAGTTTTTCGAGCCTGATAAAACTCTGAACCAAGTATTGGTTTTACTCCGGCTGCTTTTCCGGCATCGTAAAAGTCCAGCCACGAGTGTATGTTTCCGTGGTCTGTTGTAGCAAGGCCGGACATCCCCAATGATTTAGCCCTAGAAAGATACTGCTCTATGTCACCATGCCCATCCAGCATTGAAAACACTGTATGGTTATGTAAGTTTGTCCAGTTTTTCACCCAACTCCTCGTTCTCTATCAGATTGATTCAAGGAATTATCTCTTGTTTCTCTATAAGTTATTATAACTACTCCGCCGCAATATTTACACGGCACAGCAGATCCCTCATGAGCAAAAGGATTTCTTTCCATATAGGACATTGGCTGATCAGACTTACATTCTGAGCACACGCCTATAACATCATCTGGATTGTTAACCATTTTCTTTTTCCTTTTTTATGTTTTTGTACGCAAATCTAAATGGAGAAGGTAAAGACTTTTCGCTTGTTTCCACAAAGCGATTGCCAACCTTGACCCATTTATTTTTAGCCTCTAAAGCACAGCTTCCGCATCCAACGCCAGCTGAATTAGCTCTATCACAAGTATATGGTCTTCCTCCTATGCCCATATTCCTTCTTTTTATCCAATCATTTATATGCGCAGACGATTTTTCAAAATTATAATCATAACAATTACTTAGTATTTCGTGCAGGAATTTAATTGAGTCTTCGGTATAGGTCAATATTGAGCACAAAAACAACCTAGCCTCATGCTCCAAGTTATGATTTTCAACAGCCTGATTGTACAGCCTTTGAATAGCTGGACACTTGGACATCAAATTGATCTTGTCAAAACACCTAGTCGACTCTTGCACTTCCCTAAAAACTTTTGATCCATACTTGTTGAAGTACTCTAATGGATCATCCTTTTTCTTTAAGCTTTCTTCCATTTCATAAGAATACTGCCTGTACCATTCATTGGCTTTATAGTCAAAGCTTTGTTCGCATACGGATATATTTTGCTTGTGCTTAGCGTAATCTAAAACTTCTGCAATGTCGCAATGTATATAATTTTTCAACTGGTACGGATTTAACAGAACTTTATACAGACCAGTTGATTGATGCTTTGAGTTTGGATATCTCCACATCCTTCTTTGATCGTAAACTGAAAAATCAATTGTAGAAAGATTTAACTTATCTTTCATATCACCTGCAATAAATCTATAAATTTTAGCCAATTGATTAGATGGATTAATGCCCAAAGATATCGGCTCACATTCTATGTGAAACCCTTTTTTCCCAGTAAAATAAACCAAAATAGATGACTTTGGAATAAACTGCACAAGGTATTCAAATAATTTCTTACATTCATCAAAAGCTAGGTTAATGTTTTCGCTGTCAAGGTCAAAATAGAGAGGACCAAACCTTAATGCTTTATCTAAATCTATTGAATTGTACGCAAAAACAGAAGTATAAATCCCTGTATTATCATTCTTTGCAGAATAATTTTCGATCTCATGCGATTCAAGTATGAGAGGCATTCCGTTTTGCTTATCTCTAATGACCCTGTTTAAAGAACTCACATACCTCGCGACCTCATAGTATTTCCATTGAGAAAGAAATTTGTTTTGCTCTAAATTAATCTTCATATAATTTAACTGTGTTTATGTTTTTTTCAGAACTCCATAAAATATTTTTTGAAAGACCTATTAAATTAGAAAAGTGAGTTCTATAGTATATAGATTCCTCTATATAATAGTCCATTTTTTTGATGGCAGTAAATCTTTTTAACAAACGTTCGTCTACTTCATCCATCTCGATTTATTTTCCATCTATCTTCTATTATATTGTCTCCGTCAACTATATAGTGTACCTTAGAAGCCAGGTTGTCTGCCAGATGAACTATCATATCCATGTAAGTAATTGGTATTGTTTCCGGAACAGGAGACCATGGCCCCAGGTGGCACCTAACCATTCTCAAGATTATTTGCACTACATCTTCAGACAGATATATGGTCGAGGACTCCGATTCTGAAGCATATTTTTTGTCTTCTTCTTGGCATCGTTTGACTAGTTTACCAACAGTATACGGATGCATCGGATCGTAATGAAACGAATCTTCTCCATCTATTTTTATACCCTTTGTTACATCATGCAAAAGGGCTGCGGCGATGATCATATCCAAATCCTCTTGAGGAAGAGAGTAAGATTCACTTATGATTTTTGCTGCGCGCACAACCCTTTTGGTGTGCAGCACGTTGCCACCCTCGTTGTGCTCGTCTGATGGATGATACTTCCCAGAAAAACTAGAGGGAATTACCCAAAAAGATTTAGACCTCAATAGTATTGATCTGACAAAAGACTTTATGCCTTCGTCAACAATAAGATTTATTTCATCTAATAAAGGTTTTAATATTTTATCTTCGTCATTTTTTGGAACAATCTTATTGTTATCCAAAAGTATTTCGTCTAGTATGTTTTTTGCCATTTTAACGTGAGCTTTCTTGTGCTTTATTAATATTCCATTTTGAACATGGAGAATCAAAAGGGCAGGACGCACAGTAGGAGATCATCCCTCTTTTGGGAAGAAAAAACTTTTCTTCTTTTAATTGATTACACCAAGCTTTTAAAACGTCTATGTCTTCTTTTTTTGTTTCAAATTCTGTAAAGTTACTTTTTGAATTTAACAAATCGTAATACCCAAACTTGGTTTTCTTAATTTTTTGTCCATATCTATTTGAGTATCCAAGATTTAAAATTGCAAAATCGGTTGTATATAAATATTCTTTTTTAAATTTAGTATTAAATACCCACTTAACAACATATATTGTTTCATTTAAACTATATATCAAATCAAAACTATCATAAATAGTTATTGGATTATTTATTGAAACAAAAAAATCTTCGTCTATAGCCATTGGTATGATTGCCGTATCGGCAAAATTTTCTATCACTCCCAACAAAGCTGCTGCAGCCTTTGTGGTGAGGCTAGCATTATTGCCGTAGGCGCTTTCATGCTGCTCTTGGGCAATGTCTTGTGCTGTCGTATTTTTTGGATACCACAACTTTTCCCACCTATTAAGAAGCGAGGCGTAGGATGGAGCAGCTCCAGATTGTTTTTTATAAAAATAAAAATTTACTATACTTTTTATAGTATTTTCAAATTTTTGAGAATATAAATCCCTACCCAATATTTTCTCGGGCAGTTGATCTACGTGTCTGTAATCATACAGTCTTGCACATATCTGAAAATCTTTTAGCTGTTTTGATGTTACTCTTTGCATTTTATATTATGACCATTCTGTCTGCTAGTTCGCGAAAATCAAAATCACTTTCGTGCTCGTAATCTTTTTTTGTTATTGCTTCGTATTCTTCATAAGTTTTGTTTTCATCTACATATTTCACCAAAGGAGAATCATAAACAAAAGTAGAGCCAGTAATTCTGTTTTTAGGAATTTGAAGCTGCATGATGCTGTCGTCCTCTGAGTCGTCTCCACTAATTAATTTTTTCTCAGTAATAAAAATTGTGACGGCGCACTTCTGCTGTATGGCGAGTGAGCCTCCGGTGTCTGACTGCTGTACCACTTCTCTCTTTTCTTTCATTCGATTTGAATTTTCTTGAGCAGTGATAATTAAAACACAATTCATATCTCTCGCAAGTTTTTCTAGCCTAACCATCATTTCCTCAAACTCACCCCATCTTGGTTTCCCCTTACCCCCTCTAGTAAACATGGACTGAATAGTGTCTATAACAACTACATCTGGCATTCTGTCTGTATCTCCGGTAATATCTCTCAGCCACCTCTCTAAGTCCTCAAAGTAAGGTGTTTCTGGATCATGGCGAACCATGAACCTATTCCCCCACTTATCTAGTCTGTCTCTAAATATAGATATATACTTTTTCTTTTCTTCTTCCGTCCATTTCGCTGACTCAGCGTAAACATTCTTTCCTATTATTTGAGTCATTAAAACTCTTTCCCAGTGAGATACAGCTTCTTCAAAATTTACATATAGAACTTTATAACCGCAGTCTGCCCAGTTGTTGACTAGGCATTTGGCAAAAGTGCTCTTACCCTTTCCGGAAGCAGCGATTATGGCGTGCACTGCGCCTTTAAAAAATCCACCCTCATCAGTATAGCCCATTGCTCTATTTAAAGACTTGTATTGCGTAGGTAAAAAATCTGGTATCTGTAAAAGATCCTCTGCGCGCCTTGCAATGTCATCTGCTGTCGTCACATTATCTAAAGGATTATAATTTAATTCATTTTCTAAATCTTTTATTTCGGAAGTCACTAAAGATATTCTTGCAAGATCCTTAGCATCCTTTTCCCCCTTTTGAGTTATAAGTATTTGAAGTTCCTGTAAATAATCTAATTGTTTTCTTTTATTAGCTTTGTGTTTTATTATTTTTGTAATAGATTCTGGCGTTGACAAAGTTAAAGACATCAAAATGTCCATCATTGTATCAACGCCAGAGACACCACCCAGGGCTAAATATATATCTGTTTCAGAGTCTAACCAAACCCTAAATGCAACTGGATCAACAATATCCAACTTTGTTGCATGACGATATGCAAGTATAGCCCTATAAAATTCATTAATGCCAGTGTGCCCATGTATAGTGCCCACAATATCTTCTGGCAAGAATGCATCAAAATACTCAATTGCCCCCTTTTGCCTCAAAGAAAGGGCAAATATTTGATATTCTAGCGGCATTTCTTTTTCTGCAGGCGCCTCACTAGCCTTAGTGTCTGTCATTCTTCTTGTTTTCTTTCATTTTATGATAATATTTTTTACGCTGCTCTGCGTTTTTCTTTTTTGCTGGACCATACAAAGGATTATCTTTTATGGTTTTTTTATTTTTTGGTTCCGCAGGAACGTTTGACTGTCTTATGGCTTCTATAATTCTATCATAAATTGACGCTTCCGTTAATGAATCGTTGTATCTAAAAATTATTAATGCTATTCCAAGTTCTGCGCACATCTGAGCTTTTTTATTATCTCTTATTTTTGCCTGCTCAAATTCATATTTAGAATCAAAAAATCTTTGAGTATAATAAAAATGTTGCCTACCGTGATATTCTGCTGCTATTTTATAGCGTGGGCAATAGACATCAAGCTTTAGCCTATCTCCTATGTGAAACTCGTTAAGGATTTTTTCCCCCGGTAAAAGCTTGCGCATTACAGAGGTGAGTATAGATTGACCCTTGGACATCTTTTTACGCTGATCTTTAACCCACGAAAGGCCAAGTTGATTAATTCTTTTATTTACGTACGCAGTTGTAAAGTTTAATTCTTTTGCTATTTCAGATATAGGCATACCAGTTTCAAACAACATATCTGTGAGAAACTCATCATCATCTTGATCTATCCCCCACTTTTTCATGTCTAACTGCTTCTTATTCTGTTTATTTTATCTGCAGCTCTGGCAACCGTTAAAGTTTTGCCCATATCTAATATGGACATATCAGTTTTCTCCCATATTTTTGAAGCAAGTGCTGAGCCAAACATAGGACAGTCCAGCACTGCTAAATCATATTCATTGGTGAATTCTGTTATTTGAGCGATAACTGAGTCTAACTTGTCATAAAAATCATTGTAGGGAACTGTAATGAAAGCAGAATCTTTTGAAAAGAATTTTCCTATATTTGATATACTTTGAAAAGAAACAACTAAAACATTTGTATTTTTGATATAATAATTCATGAAAATTTTAAATACATCTTTATTTTCATATATATAATTTTCTAAAAAAGCCGAGTCATAAAAATTTTTGTTTGACAGTCCAGCTTTATTAAGTTTATTTCTATGAGAATCAATAAACTCTAACTGAGCAGCTGCACAATAATTTGAATCCTGTATATTTAAACTGTTTGCCATTGATTGAACAAAGTTTCTTGGTGGTTTTTTTTCTCCTTTAATATCATTAAATACAGAAAAAAAAGATGATCTAGTATATGTGACAAAAGCAAATCTTTTTTTTCTTTCTAAAAGTTCTGTTACTTTTATTATAGTTTGTTTTGTATCATAGGTTTTCATTAGTGTTCCAATTCATTAGTACAGGGTTAGGGTCAATTATAGATTCTATATGTTGAATATTGTGAAACTCGCCTTTGTCTATCGACATGTATCTTTCATATTTAGCTGTCTTGTCTTCATCTTTAACATATCCTAAATGTTTCATTTTCAGATCTGAATGAATCCAATAATTTTTTCTTCTAATCATATCAACAACATAAGTAGGCTCTGATCCGCAGGCAAGTTTGCGGTCAAAGAATGTTCCACCTGATTGAAACCTAAATATTCTAGAACTATTGTTTGGTGTCCAAAGCTTATCAACCCTATATTGAGTAGGGTTCCACATGTGGTAAAACCTGACGTTGACAACGTCATATGCCGACTGCTTTAGAACATTTCTTAAAGACAGACCATCTTCGTGGAATAGCATTTCGTCGCAATCTATTGCAACAATCCAGTCATTTTGCTTTGCTACCTTTTCAAGATTACTCCACGCAACAGATCTGAGATGACCCTCATGCTTGGCAAATAGGCTTTCGCTTGTACTGAATACTTCTGCGTACTTGGCGGCTATTTCTGACGTGTTGTCATCGGAGCAGTCATCTGTAAATACAATTTTGTCAACCTGTTGAGATAGTCTTTCTAGAACGTCATGCAAAAATCTTTGTGATTCATTTTTACCGACCATTTGTGCAATTATCATATTATCTCCCATAATCTAACGGGGGTAAGCCGAATAACAGCTTACCCCCGTTAAACATTGCAAGTTTATCAGGCTGTAAGCTCTTCAATCTGCTCTCTCGCTTCAACAGAAGAGATTCTCTCAATATCTGTTGACTTAAAAAGAAGTTCGCCATCAACGTTACGACGGCCCATGGCCACCTTCTGCGCCTCAGCCTTATTATTTGCCTTTACTAGTGTAGTCGTAGTAACTGCAAAGTACTTGAACTTGTTTTCTGACATTTTGTTTTTCCTTTTTATTCTGTTGGATAATGAACTGCTATATATTCTATAGCATCTTGCAGATTGTCTGCAAGCTTTGTGGCCATATATTTCATATATGGTCGATTTTTATTCTGATTAGAACACATAATTATACTTGGTTGATTGTTCATTTTCGCCCAAGCCATTTCAAAGTCAGTTCCTATATATGCCCTATCTTCTAGCATGTATTCTACCAGCATTAAGTCTGATTTTTTTTGCATAAATAAATTTTTTTGAACAATTTCATCAGCGGTCATCTCAGGATCTTCTGGGATGGAGGTTGGATCATAGACCTTGTAGCCCAAAAACGATAAGGCTTTTGATGCGGATTCGCGCCATCCTATGGCGTAGTCTCCAACATGATCCATAGCTCCAGCTAAGTAAACAGAAATAGCCATACCTGCACTATTTGTCTTTCTTAAACTCTGTCCATGTTTTATCGCCAACACCGTAATATTCTTTTGCAAGTCCAGCTGCAACTATATCTGTATTTAAACAATTCCCATTATTATCCCAAACTTTTGCAAGAACTCGTCCATACTTTTCGTTTTTGTCAATAATTGTTTCTATTTTTACCCAGTTACCAGCTTTTTGCAGCCACTGATCAGTAAACTCTTTTGCAGCTAAACCTCGTTTTTTTTCCTCTATATTAGAAGTTCTGCTCTCGGGAGCATTTACCCCATATAAGCGCACCCTACCTTTTCTTAGTGTGTCAAAACCAAGGTCAATAACAATATCAAATGTATCGCCATCAACAACTTTTTTTACTTCTGCATTATAAATCCATGGATTTAATTTATCACTCATAATTAATCTCTTTCTATTCCGAAATGGTCGCACGCTTTTCTAAAAATTTCCCTAGACATAGGAAAGTATTTGTCTACGTGACTAATTCCTTCTCCAGGTTTTGGGCTTGACGCGTGCCAACTATGGCCTATTGATATAGATCCGTCATAAACTACATTATACCCTAAATGTCTGGCAAAATATGAACACCAAGTCTCTTCATAATAGTGTGGCGTTGGAAGAAATGCGCCTACTGCGTTTGGATATATTTGTTGATACTTTGAATTTGAAGTTAGGGCATTCCAAACGTCTCTTCTGACAAAATAGGCGGATCCGGATACTGTTACACATTCTATTTGATCTCTATATAGCTCATCTTCTAAATCAAATTCTCTCCATCCCCTATGTTTTGGAGCGGTATTTGTTCCAACTATTCCAGCGTGTGTTATTAAACTGTTTTCATCTCTTTGCTTGGGACCTAAGATATGAATATCTTCATTTTCTTGAAATATTTTTTGTATTTTTCTACAGTCTTCTGTAGTCATCCAAATGTCCCCATTTAAAATTCCAATTATTTCAGATCTAGAAGAGTGAGCCATCATATTTGCTGCTGCTGAGTAACCTATGTTTTTTCTTAGATACATTCTATCTATAGCGTATCTTTGTTCGTTCTCCCTTATCCATGGTATAAAATCGTCCGTAGAATTATTGTCGGTTATAAACAAGTTCCAATTTTTTTTGAGCGCGCCATTTGGACTTACAGCATCGTGATGCAGAGTGTCCAAAAGTCTCTGCAGCTGAGGTCTAGTATTGTGGTTGACCACACATAAATCAATCATTTATTTCGCCTATCATTAAAAGGTCTACTGGCATAATGGTCATGACTGTATCTAGTGCATCTTGAGAAGACAATCCCATGCCAATGTATTTTAGATATTTTTTTACGGCCAAACCGTAATCTTCAAAATAAAATTCTTTTAGCATATTGATGTGTTTTCTGTCTGAGGCAGAAACTGATCTGGGAAAGTTGTTATTGTATTTCATGTAAATTCTTCCAGCTGCATAGCCAAGTGCGACTCCGCACATTATAAAAATAATATCACCATTCTTCTTCATCGCTATCCTCAGGATTAAAATAAGTTTGAAATATTGCGTAGTTTATTTCTTCTGACACTTGAAGCCAAGAAAGTCTTTCCTCTTCTGTTAAACTTTGTCCTGACATTTCCCTGTACAATTCTGATATATGCTGAAGCGTTTCTAAATTTGCAACATATATTGCTTGTCCTGGTAGTATTTTTACGTTTACTTTCTTTTTTAAGTTTTGTTTCTTACTCATTTTCATTTTTTTTCTTTTTTATTTCTGCGGTTATGATCTCCTCTTTTGGAACTTCATAAACACATAGGCTTTTTTGATCCGGCTCAAAAGTTATAAACAATATTTTTTTTTGGTCCAAAGAATATCCTTCTGGTGGAGCAGATTCTAGCGCTATCTTCTTGGAAGCGCAACCGTATACTTGACTTAATCCTTCATAAACAACAACATAATTTAATTTTCCAGCTGCCATGATTGTATCCTACCAAATGTCTTTATTTATTAATAAAATTTAAAGTATGGCTATTACTCCAGCCAAAAGTCCCAACAAAAGCGATAATGCTATTGACAGATAGGTCGTAGCTGTACTCTTTCTGGATTGCGCTAACATGTGTAAACTGATGCACCAATTAATCGATATGCAGAAAACCAATACAAAAAGAATATTGTATATCATAATAACCCTTCAGAAACAAGAGACTTAAAAGATATAGGAAACAATGGTTGTGTTAGCTGTTTTACGGCATTTGCATATGCCTGAATTTCTACCTGAGAATCCTCTGATAATCTTTGATTTAAGAACAACGCAACAGACTGCAATGAACAAGACCATCTATAGACAACATACATACCATATGCACAAAGGAATAATCTTGCCTGCTCTGCTGCAATACCACTTTCCATTGCCATATTGTACAGTGCCTCACCTTTTTCTGCGTGCTGCACCAACTGCTGCGTCAGTGTAGATCCAATAAAAGGATCTGCTATACCTTGAGAACCTTGTTTTTTGTCTTCAGGGGCAAGACGCCATTGTTCCATAGTTGGAAAATAAAACTCCGGCTCCATTGTAACATATCTTCTTGAAGATTCGTTCCAAGAATCCATTGTATGATCTGATCCAACGACATATTTCCAGTGCTGCCTAGCCACCATTAATGGAGCTTTAAACTCATATGTTATAAAAGCGTGTCTGAATGGTGACATGTGATTTTCTCTTGCAAGAAAGTCAATTAACCTTGCATCTTTTACAGAAAATTCTTTTGACTCTTTTGCAAAAGAGGCTCTAGCGGCATTTGCTACCGACAAATCACTGCCCATATGATCAACCACCCTAACATAACCCTTGTCTAAAACATTGACTGTGTCACTATTTTGGCTATTCATCTTCTTCAGTATCCTCTTGTTCGTGTTCGTCTTCTTCAGTAATAGCATACATTATATCATCGTTCTTAGACATGTGAGTAAAAAAATTTTCTGACGCTTGATACAAATAAGACAGTAAATCTTCCCACTCTTTTGTGGGGATAAAAGATGGACCAAAGTTACATCTATATATTAAAGAATTTACAGACAAAAGACTATCCATTAAAGACTCTTGAATTAATAAAAGATTTTTTGTATCAAAAATTGCTTCTTCTTTATTCGTATCTTCTATGGAAGCAGAGCTCATTAATTCATCAAACATTTTATTGATGTCATCTTCTTCAAATCCTTGCACAGTTAACTCTTTTGATTATCTTTTAAAAATTTTATCTCACAAGAATCTGTGGTGCAGTAAGACTCGCCTATCGCATCAACAGCTAGTCCCGCGTATACTCCCGATAAATCTATTGGAAAGAGTTTTGTAGATCCTTCCTGGTTATACTCCTCTTCGGTTATTTGAGTATACGGCATTTGTGGGTAAGTTTGATTTCCTTGAGGAAGGAAAGAAACAGTTTTCAACTGCCCATCATACATATGCAGAACCGTACCAACATGCTGCTGCTCTGTTTCTGCGTCAAAAGATACAGTAACAGAAACAGAATTGTCTGACCAATATCTTTGTGCAGCAGCTGCTAAAGCAATTTTTTCAAATATAGTTACGTCTTTTTCTGATCTTTTCGCATTGGATTTTATTGGGAAGTAAACTACTGATGTAGTATCGGGAGACTCAGAAGCTGGCTCTACCCTATAGTTTGCCATCCTAAACAAAGGTAACATTGGGTCGTCATTTGAAAACCTAATCGTTCTATTAAAAAACTGTCCACCCGGAGTCCAGTGAACGCCAGGTGATTCTCCTGCCAAAATAGAAACTGTGCCAGAAGGTTTTACTGTTGTCATTTTAATAGACTCACGAACTCCAAGCCATTCTGAGTATATATTGTCATATCTCTGTATTGTTTTATATCCCTCATCCATCCACTCACGTAGAACTGGCATTCCGTTATTGTCGGCAAAGTCTGCAACACCTGACATTGAGGCACCTATTCTTCTATTTCTTTGCATGATGGCGTTTGTTTCTTCCCAGTGTGTTGGAAGAAGCGTTACTGTCTTAGCATACAGGTACGCAAATTTTAAAGTTCTTCTATAATCATCTAAGGATTCGTGTCTTCCTAGGTATGTTTCTACCAACGTGCAGCACTCGTAGGACTCGAGAGACTGCTCTGCGCATGGGTTAAACCCCGCGACTCTGTGATCCTTATTATTTAATCCATCTGCTAGTCTTCCATATTTACGAGACATGTCCATCCAAATCACTCCCGGCTCACCGTTTCTAGCAATCCCGTCAACAATTGGAGAAAGATCTTGACCAACAAAAACCTCAACTGAATTATTTGACATCCATCCCCAACCTGGATTTTCTGAATCATATGAATTTCTTTCTGGAAAGACTTCTGCGTTCTTTAAATTAAGAAACTCTTCATCGTCGATTCTACCAATTAGAAGTTCTGCTGATCTTCTTACGTTTCCAGACACAACACATACACCAATTAGGTTTCCTATGTCTGCTATGTCCTTTCTAGTAAGCTTTTCTCCGTTGCGATTATTGAATATTCTTCTGATTGATTCATGTAGTTTTATCAGTGGGGCTGGACCAGAAGCTGTTCCACCAAAAGTTTTAATTGGAGAGCCCAATGGCCTAATCTGACTATAGTCAAAAGAAACAATATTTTGATCTGGCTTTAAATATGAATTTATTAAAGAAATTGCGGAGTCTCTCCAGCCCTCTCTGCTGTCTTCAATAACCTCTGTAACCTCTCCTCTATTTGGGGAATAGATAATAAAATCTTTATCAGCACCCTTATCGTCAAAGCCCACCCCTACTCCAAGCATAGATGCTTCCATTAAGAATCCAAATGGTTTTGCAGGATTAAGCTTAGTCATTTCAGATGTAGAAACAAACGCGCAGTTCTGCAGTGCTGCAGAGTTTTTTTGTACGTTTACAATTTGAGTACCCATCATCCACAGTCCGCGACCAGGAGGTGTCCATTTTAGATTAAATAATCTATCAAAAGCTTCTTTTGCCGACGCTTGAGCCTTTGCGTCATTCCACGGAAGTCTATTTTTTTTGCAGTGATCTTTTTGAAGAGAGTATGTTCCATTGATAACTCTCTCGCACACATCAACCCAAGTCTCTTTTGTCCCATCTTCTTTAATCCTAGAATAGGTTCTAAGAAATGTTATTTCTCCAACCGAATTACCGCCTGCATCTGTGTATCCAAAAGGTGGTTTTTTAGATCTGTATTGCTCTACAAAATCATCAGTTAACCTAAAAGAGTACATTAACAAACTTTTACTTGCTACGGGGGCTAATAGCTCTGTTGCGGTGGTTTCTGTAGTCATCTATTTCTCCTTATTTATTTGTTAACGTCTTAATATATTTTGGATTTGTTTTTGATATTTCAGCTTTTTTAATCTTTAAAACTTGATCAACTGAATAAACTTTGTATATTTCTTTTTCTATAAAATAACCGCTTCTCCAGTTTAGCACCCTGTCAGTGTTCAAACTGTAATTTGAGAATATATTACAGATGACTGCGCCACCATATATCTTGACTAAATTTTTTATCTTTTCTACAGCTTCGTTCTTTTTTTCTTCAGAGGAAAAACTTTCCCTATTAAGTTTTTCATATAGCCAATTATATGCCTGTCTTGTAAGTGGAGACATGTCAATCTGCTCAAATATTCCTAATGATAATATTTTTTTTCTATTATTTTCTATTTCTAAGTCTTTTTTTACAATTTCCCTTAGGGTTTGAAACCAATCTCGTTCATTGTATTGTGGCCACCCAGAAACCCAAAAAAGCAAAACGTGCTTCTCTTCTGGTATTGGAGATTTGTTTATTATCGGAGAAAGGCAGGCACAAGCTACAGACTTTTTTACGAATTCTTTTGCCTTCTGTTCGTCTCCAAGCTTTTTCTTTTGGACAGACCAAAGCTGAGAAATTTTTTCTTTCCAATCCGCTTCACCCAAATATATGTTAAGATACTTTTCTGCTAAATCAAAAGACATAATCCCCTCCGAGACCATTGCCTCTGCAGATTGTATAGACATAATTAATCCTCTTTATCTTTATCAAAAGATATAAAACTACTTCTAAAAAACAGATTCCCGCCCATTCCTGGAGCGGGAATCCATCAAATGATGAAATAGATTATATCACCTTATTGTGAGTTCTGTTGTATAAATTTTCTTCTTCTGACCTGCTTCTCCATTAAAAGGTGAGCTGTAATTAACGTCCAACAAGCTATTGGAAATATGCTTTTTTTAATGTCTTCTGTTGATCTCCAAAAATACCTAGTTAATGTTTCTGCTTTTTTTGTTTTTATGGCGTAAGCATCGTATGCAACCACAATAGACATTAGAGCCATCCAACCATATATTCCAGAAGTTCTCTCGTCCTTGTCTAGGACTATGGGGCTAGAGTAATAATTATAGAGCCTTTGAAGAGGCAACGCCTTTCCACTCTTGAACTTTGTATCTTCCATAATCTCCTGCTGTATTTGCCTGGCCGTAACCCGAAGTAAAAACTTTAGAGCTTTCAGTGCCTTTATGTTCTTCGGGTATAAAATAACCAAATGAATTTGCAGCACCGGATGAGTCGGTTCTTGTCCAAGTATGGCCAACATTTGTAAGGGTCTGCGCTGAAGCTAGCCCAGCAAATCTATAGGCCCTGTGCTTGTATTCATTTTGTCTTTCCTCGTGACCATAACCCGATGGGAAGGCTCTTACTGCAGTAAGTCCTTTGTACTCCATTGGGCGAAACCTTGCTCCGTCATATGTGGCTGTTCCATCTGGGAATGTACCAGAAAGTGGATGAACATAAAGCGTAGTGCCATTAAACAATTGTGACATGAACACATCGCCGGGGTGATAACCTGTCCCTGGGGTATGTGCGTTATCGGGAAAGCCGCCTAGTAAATGACTAGTGTTGTAAAGCGGATAGAAAGAATATGTTCCCGTACCCTTTGCCTTGCCTGTCATTGTAGAGTATGGGTTAACCATATCGTTGGTGTTTACGCCTCTTAAAACTGGTCTTGGACCAACGTAAAAAGTAGTCATTTTTCTCTCCTTATAAAGATATTATGTCAATATAGTAAAACAATTTTAGGGTTTTCGCAGGAAAACTATAAGTTATAATCGGCCTGAACTATGATGTCTGATGCAATTAAAGGTATTTTATTGTCCAGCATGTTAAGGGTCAGCTCAATATAGACTGAGCTTGATGCACCGGTGTTTGAATTGGGGGTATAGGTAGACCCATTGGGGTAAAAAACCCTATAGCTAGAAGCTTGAGAAACTAGCGATTGGGAAATGTTGTATATTTTTATAGAGACATTGGTTATCTCGTTGATTGTTTTGCCGCTTGGTGCATTAAACTTGATAAACGTCTTACCAGTTGGTAGAAATTTTTCATATCTGACATCAAGATTTGATAACCCATATGTGTAAACATACTGATTGTTTTCTACGATATAATTTTTTTGTCTCAACAATATTCTTATTGCCGTGATCGGCACCTCAGCAAAAAGGAAATTAAGTGGTCCTGCATTTTGAATTATGTCAGATCCTGATGTTGTCCAACCCCCGGGTGCCACTTTCCCTAGCGCATCATATTGTCCGTCATAGAATCCAGGATTTACAGGAACGTATACATCTTTGTCTGTCATGGTTGGATTTAATTTAGTCGTGTATTCCACCTTTACTACATCGACCCCACTTGCTGGGAAAGGCGTTAATCTAATATTGTTTGACAAAGTGCTGCCCACAGAGCCTGATGGTATTTTTAAATACAAATAAGTACTAACGCCCAGTGGATTTGGGGAATTCAATATTACATTTCTTCTCCATATTTTATCTGGCTGATCAAGAAGCGCGTTTTGTACTGGAGTAGTATCTATCACCGCACCAGTTGTGTCCCCACCAGAAAGTGAATTATCTATTTTTGTTTCCAAAAAATCAGGTATGACCTGGCCATGCACTGGATTTATAAACTTAATTTTAGAATATGAAGATCCAGAAACAACGGGAAGCGTCAGCTGATTATAGTACTCATTATATTCTAGGGATAGGCTTGCCGGTATGGCGTACGACGTATTGACAAAAGGCGTCATGTCAATTTGGGACTTTGAATATAAAGACATCTGGTTCGTATTTTGACTTTCAATTGCCCTAACTCTGTCAAGCAAATCTTGAATTGCAGCTGATAAAAACAAATTTTCTTTTATAACTCTCTCTATTATTTCAGACATTTTCTTATCCAAAACACCGTATTTATTGTATAGATAAACCAAGTCGGAATAATTTTGCTCTATTCTTGTATTAAAATCAGTGCTGGATATTGGACCATGGTATTGCTGTAGTTTTTTTTCTGTATATATAAACTCTGACACTTTATTCCTTCTTTGCTATTAGGTCTTCAATTATTCTTACTTTTTCTTGTATTAGAGAAAGTTTTGACGAATTTATTGCGTATGTATTAAAAGAAACTTCATCTAAATAGTACGGAGTTGACGAACCAAAAGTATAATCCATAGTATCTCTATCAAAATTTATATAATTAAAATATATAGTTGCATCTAAATCGGTTTCATCAAAGGTGTTTGGCGTTGCCAAACTGTAGTTTGAAGCATACTTTTTATGCAGTTGATTAATTTCAAATAATAAATCTTCTGCTTTACTATCAAGTTTGGCGCAGTCCACAACGAATTGATCATAGTACAAGTTTAATACATGCGAAGGAATTGGTCCCAAATATGGAATTCTCTGCCTAGACATGTTCGGCTCATAGACGATTTCTCTTTTGTTTTGTTCTGAATAACTTTTTGCCATGATATACTAGTGCCTTAATTTGAGCTTGTAAGAATTAATGGCTGGACTAGAGTAAGCTGTTTGACCCCTTGATAAGTCTATTCTAACTCTTAATCCAAGAACTCCATTATCTAAATTTTGAAGATAATACACTATACTGCCGCTTGAAATTTCTTTTTCTCTTCTGTAAACTATTTCTTTATTATTTTCCCAAGTTATAACAGAAAAAACATTATCTTGATTAGAATGCATTGTTCTTAAATCCTCTATTTTGACCTGGAAAAGATAATTTTGGAAAGGCATTAAACCGACTTCTTGAGACAATGACATGCCCTCCATCAAAGATATTGATCCCTGAAAACTAGAGGCACTTGTTCCTGTTGTAGAATTGTTTATTACAATATCTATTGAGTTCTGGCCCCTCCTAAAGTTCCAGGTAATTGAGGCGAACATTGCTCCCGACTCTACAGTCGTAAGTAATCTTCCGTTTAAATATATATCTACATTCCAATATTGAGCTTCAGAAGTTTTTAAAAATCTGTTGGTATACGTTGCGTCTGTTTGTGCGTATACATTAGTCGACAAATAAACACTTCCTGCAGGGATGCTGTTGCCAGTAAAAAATACGTCAGTAGAACCTATGTCAGATTCACTCGTTGTGACGACAACATCTTTTCTATATCCAGATGTTATTTCCTGCCAGGCAGAAAATGATAATGTTGTCCCTGCAACATGCTGAACTTTTATTTGTTTTGACTTTACATTTTCTAAAATATATGGAGAAATTGGCTCAATACCAGATGGAAACTTAGCTAATCTATATAAATTAAATCCATAGTTAGAGTAATCAGATTGATAATAATAGTTTTGAATTGGGTTACTGTAATCTGCTGTTCTTGGAATCCTAATAAAGTTTGTTGATGTTGGAATAATTGAATTATTTATTTTGTCGACAATTTCCATTGCCTTCATTGTTGCCCCATTAAATCTAATAATATTTTCAGAATTTGACGAAGATCTACTTGAAGGTGCTATCTCTGTCCAGTTTAGTTGATTTACGTCAGATTCTGATGCATTGTCTTGCGCTATGTAATATCTCACAGAACAGCCGGCAGGTATTTGTTCCTGCGCCTCTAGCATAACTGCATCCACCATCATGTTTTTATTTTTGCCATCCACCACCTGAACAGGTTTGCTTATGTATGTAGCTGAAGAATCATAATAGGGAGCAGATATAACTAATTCATCAATTGTAAAGTCATATACGTATAATTTATTTTGAGAGTTGTCTGTTAAAACTTGATCCGGTTCTATTTTTGAAAAAAATATATCAATTTTGCTAGTTACTTTTGGCTCAAAATTGAAAGAAAACACATCGTAGTCTAACGAACCTTTTTTGGAAAAAAATAATGAGTTGTCCGCATTTTCTCTGTCATTCACAATTACGGATGTGTCAACCTGTTTTCTTGAAATCAATCTACCTTCTATGTTTGAAACGCCCACATTCCCAATGCTATCTATCGGCACGCTTATTCTAAGTGTGCAGTTGCCGATTGTACTCGATTTATAACCGACTGTTTGATCTTGCCCCACATAATTCCAATTGGAATTGTTTAATCCATTAAAAACATTAGAAAAATCAACCCCCTGCCTTAGATCTACTCTTTCTCCATCAAAAAACACTGCAACTTCTACGGCAGTGGCTCTGCTTAATATGTTCCCAACATAATCAAATAGTCCGGATGTAATTTTTGGAAGAGTAACTTTTCTAGTTTCGGTGTCAACAACAGCAGTGGTATTGTCTATGTCAGTTGATTCTAAATTGTTGAACGCGTTTGTTACACTGTAATAAAAGCCATCTGTATTATTGAGAGAAAATAAATAATCATCTACTTTTGTTTCTACTTCTGCTCTTGTGTTTCTTAAATTTTCTAATCTAAACTTGTAAGCTGAAATTATGGCATAAAGGGCTTCAACATCTTCACTGTAAGAATCATAAATAACATCTATATTAAACATCAAGGTCGCCATTATCTTATTCAATGTGTTGTAATCTATTTTGGAAAAAGCGTTGAGATCTCCGTACGGAACAATCACAGGATTTCCTGGTTTATTAACAGAAAAATACTGACCAAACAAAACATCTATATCGTTATAGCTTGGTTTATCTCCAATTGCGTGATATATTTTAAACAATATATCAATTAATCTTTTCTTTTGTATGTTTTCTATACTCATTGTTTAAATCTTACTCCCAATTTATACTGACTTAACTCAGGACTTAAATTGCCGCTTCTGCTTTTTTTCATAATGGCTCTGAATCTTATGGATTTAATCGGATTTGGCACTTCGGGATAATTGTAGTAGGCTATTTGTGGCAGCATGCTTGACGACGGTATGTTTTGATTAAAGGCCACTATCTCCGGCACTCCCACAAAGTTTCTTTGTATCGGCGATATTTGTATCCACTTAATGCCATCGTCTACACTTATGTAGTAATCGATTGATGTTGAATCATCATCTGTCGCCGGCACTCTATCTTCAACCTCAAGGCTTACAAGGTCAACATTTTCTTTTACATAAAATGGTTTTGATATAATTTCTGCTTTATCAGAAAATAATTCTTTTCCGACAAATATATCTCTAATGCCTATACTGGCTCTTTTTGCTCTTAATTTTTCATATTTTCTCTTTAAAAATACTTGCTCTGTTTCTACTTTTGGAGCGGTTATGGATATTGTGTCTATTGTTAAATTTGTTGTTGACGCCAATGCATACAATGGCATGCAGACAACTGTTACTGCAGGGCTTGTTCCCGCTGCAACTTGGTTGGCACTGATGTCAACAACAGTAAAAGAAGTTGAATTGATCACAGTGGCAACTTGGTATATTTCGTTAAACTCAACGGTTGCTGATCTTATTGTTCCACTTAGAAAAATGCGATCTCCAGCTGCAAGATTATGGTTCTCTGCACAAGAAATAGTGAGCGTGTGTTGATAGCCACCAGTGACCGCAGTTCCAGCATCAATACCAATTGTTGATAAGTCTACTTTTTTAAGGCTAAGTGTTTCATTTTCTGCCAAAAATACACATGGTGATTTTGTGGGATCGGCTGTAATCTCCGATTTTATTGAGTTGACTACTCCAGTCGTAACATTTATGGATGGTACGTTTCTAAACACATAATATTCCTTACCCATAAAGGTTTGTTTTCTTTCGTAAAAACAAAAAACATCTGTGGCTTTTGTTAACTTTAATCTATTATTCTGAACAGGTGTATTTACAGAATAAGAAAGATCTACCCTAACAGAATCGGCTGTTAAAGACTTAATTGAATTAGGTCTTTCAATCGATGGAATTATTGAATTTTTGTTCCACCTTAAGGAGCCCTGCACGTAGCCAGGTGGCATGTCCTGTTCTGGGGCAAATCTACTTTGATTTCTCCACTTAGGAGAATTTTGAGTAGAGTTTAAATATGTTTCAGAAGCATAAGGCTCCCAATATATATTTTTAATTAACACATCATTAAATAAATCTTGTTCAAAAGTAATGTAAATTTTATTTGCGGTTACTTCTTCAAATCTAAAAATTCCTTTATTGTATGAGTAATTATTATAGTTGCCTATTGTAGATCCGGATATATCTGCACCAATATACACGGGATTTCCTTGAATAACCTGGAACAATCTATTGGTTACTGTGTTATACAATTGAATAGACGTAACTTTTATATTTTTAATTCTTGCATTTAAACCAACTTCGTCATAGCCAAAAAATGGAATTATTGAAAGATAGTTAACCTTTTCCCCAGATGACTTTACTGAGTTAAGTTCAACTGTTAGTTTAAGTGGCTTTGTGTGATCAAAGCTTGACCATTCAACTTCATTATTACCGCTTATATACCTAAACTCATAAGAGGGTCTAGTGACTGAAGATTGATTTTTGTCCAAACTAATCGCTTCGTATTCATAATAGGACACCGGGCTTTGGTCTATCATTTTTGTTGGATCATTTTTAACTGTTAAAGAATCTTTTTGAAACAAAAAAGGATCTTGCACATTGTTTAATGTACCTTCAGAAAACAAAAAGCTACATCCAGCTAAGCCATTAGAAATTCCAAACGGATTGGTGTTTTGATCTGAATTAAAGTTATTATAATTTTGATTATAAACAACAACGCGAGAATTCCATTTTGATCTCCCTTTTAGTGGCAACGTTGCAACTCCAGCAGAAACATCACACACGTTAATACCCTTAGTTTTAGATACATCTATTAAATCCATATTATTTAACAAGTCACCTAAATATGATATATTATTGGAGGAACTGCTAGAGTACATCTCTAGTGCAGCTATTTTAGATCTTATTCTTGCAACAGAAGATTTTTCTGATTCTATTTCTTGATTCAAAATATTAAAAGAATTTATGTAATTTGCGGTAAGAGAGTCTAATTGATTTGTTATGATATTGACATCTGCGCCAATAGCTGCCACCATTTTATTAAATCTCGCAGAAGACGGTATATCACCTGTGTTTATTAAATCAAGTTCGGCTAGGGGAGAGCCAACAATAGCCCTTATTATTGCCAGCATTTCCGCATAGGCCGCATCAAATTCTTTAGGTGTAACATTTTGATTACTAACATAGCCGTCAACGAACTTCTGTATAATAGCTATTATTTGAGAGTAGGCTAGAGAATCAGTTGATAATTGTGCCATATTTAATCCTTAAGAATTTGTTTTTCTAAATATATTATCATATCTTATAAATTTATTTGTCATAGAATCTTCTTTAAATCCTGAAAACTTAAAAATCAATCTATCTAAAGATGAATTTTCCATCGTTGGAGTAAGAGATCTTAGAATAACCCTATATCTAAATATATCTGGGAGATATTGATACATAACTCTAAATGATTTTGTGGGGTTTTTATTGAAAATAATTGTTTTATCATAATGAACAAAATAAATTGAACTTGTGTCATTGGGGAAAATAGGAAGACTATTGTCATTCAAGAGATAATTAGTTAAGTTAATGGCCGTTGTGTTATCGTCAAAAATAACTTTTACTGGAGAATAAGAAGAATAATCGTAATTACCAAAAGACGTATTAGAGCTTGTTATCGTTCCCATATAAGAGTTATAGTTCCCCCCTACCAACTTGGATCGGTCAATGTAGGGACATTTAGAAAGCTGCGCAGAAAGATCATAATTTACCTTATTAAAGTACTCTCCAGACTGACCATTTGAAGAGGCCATAGATAAAACCGGACTCGCCAAATTTGCAGAAAATAATTGAATTTCTTTAGCGGCAGATATATTTGATGGACTATAGCGCGCCACATAAATCGAGTTAGCCTGTGCTACTCTTGAGGCCAATGTTACCGTAGATCCAGACACAGCAAACTGATTACTTGGCATTATTAATCCATCTTTATAGATTGTTACAGATTCTGTAAGTGGCGGAAATCTTAGCGACGCAGTATTATTTGATCCAAAAATTAATAGTTCAGAATCAATTTGGTTCGAATCATAAGGCATTATGGGTTTCCAATCATTTTCGCTTGATGGACTTTCCTTCACACTAACACTTAATTCAATAGAGGTTGAGGCCAAATAGCTGCTTAAATTGGTTCCAATATTGTTATCAACCGTATTCCATAAAGCCTTGACAGACATTGGTCTTGCGTTTAACGGCAATCTTTTGCTTACGAAAAAAGCTCTACGACTATTATTTTGCATTGCCTGAGTAGACATAACAGATATATTCTTTATGGAAAACATATACTCATACATATCTTTTGACTCTATGTTGTTCATTATTTGAGTTGCATCACTTCTATTGGGCGACAACGTATTATTGCCGACAAAATGTCCGTTGTTATCAAAGTTGTTTGAGTCGCCAACTGGAATTATTCCACCAGACAAATAGGAATTAACAGATTTAATTGTAGACCTTAAAGTCGAATCCACATAAGTTGATGGATTCAAAGACCTAACTTTTGATCCTAAACTAAAAGAAACTACAGAAAAAACAATATTGTTAATAACATCAAAGTTTTTAAATCTATTGTAGTCGTCTATGTCGGAAGGTCTAGATTCTCTTTTATCCATTTTCAATATGGTAACCTGGTCTTTGTTTTTTTTCGTTGGATAATACTTTGTATAATTGTATGAATGAATATTTTTATTTTTTAATACAAAATCCCTATTAAAATCTTTTAAGAAAAAGTTAAAAACATAGTCTTGAAGTGTGTCATGTTTTTGTTTTCTTTCAGCTCTTAATTTTTTAACTATATAGTTAATCATTTTAGAATTTATTTCAGATTGTTGTGCTGGTAATTTTGTTCTTTTATATTTTTTTTGCTTAAAGAAAAGTATAAATTCTTGTATTTCTTGTTCTGGAAAATTAATATCTATATTTTTATTTGAAAATACGGCATCAGTCATTAGTGGAACATAATTATTTTGATTAGACGACGCGTTGTTGGTATTGGCTTGACCACTACGTAAGACCGCTTGAGTTAGGGAAAGCCCGCTTCCAACGTTTGGGGAGATTCTTATGCGAGAGGCTCGTACGGGAGAAAATAATTCAACACGAACTGCTACCTCTGCTCCACTCGAAGTGGTAGAAGAATTCTTAAAAGAATAATATTCTGTCCTAGAAAATATTGAATCATTTATTATAGAGGGACTTTTGATTGTTAGGTTCCAAGAGTTGTTTGAGTCTCCGGTAATAGAGTTTTCCACTCCTGTATCACTTGATATAATATGATCAGAAAAATTAGTCTTATAAGAAATAGATTTTATATTGCTTTTAGAAATTGGAACAAAAAGTTCTTCTATATTTTGAGAAAATTTTAGAGTACCAGTAAATGAATCTACGTAACTTTTTTCTCTTTCAGCAAAATTTACATTATTTCTATCTGTAATTGTTAAATCAAATCCTTGATCATATTTATAATAATTTTGATCATTATCAAAATTTTCTATAAAATTAATATTATATAAATCATCTTCTCCGCGATATAAAAGAGTAATTATTGATATAGGAATTTAAATATTCAATATCTCTTTCTATTTTTTCAATCTCTCCACCAAAAATATTTGCCATACCAGACGCTAACAGCGACAAGGTAGAAGATATTGTATACAAAGACTTGACTCTTAACTCAAGATCTCTAAACAAATCAACTAAAACTTCTCTCTGAAATTCAGACAAAGGAGACACAAATACCGGTATATAATCAGATGCTTTTGTCAAAGAAGAAGTTTTTTCAATCAATCTTCCTAATTCTTCTTTTTCCAACAAAGATTGTTTTAATACAGAATAAATACTTTTGCGAAAAGATCCGCCAAAAGACATTACATAATTGCCGAGGTCATTAATCATTATCTATCGATCTCCAATCAATCCCATCCAGGTCTTGTATATCAAAGCTTACGCCAGCTGTTATATTATTGCGGACTATATTGTAAACTTCTTGCTTTGAAGAAAAATTGTTCATTACTTCTCTCGGAATTTGAACTACAACATATCCACCATTTGGATGAAGGTATGCTTTTCCTGTGTACAAATCTGCATAAGAACCAATATCTTTATTTTCTTCAAATATTCTGCCAATATCAACCTTGCTGGACAGCCCGCCACCCCTCAGTCTCATATCTTCCACTTTAACATTACTGAAGTCGTACTTATTATTTATCAATATAGTAGCGATATGTAAGGCAAGTGGGTTATAAGAATTAGAACTGATTTTAAAAATGTTAGAATCATTAGTGTATTGAATGGCTCCTTGTGCAACAAACTCATTTATAACTGACGAATTTGTCCCTGACATTTGTTCGCATTTTAATGGAAGTATATACAGAAATATCGGCCTGTTTGTCTTTGGTGCACTGTATGGATTTATGGGAAGAAGTTGTCCGTCTATTTGGTGGATCATTATGTTTGATGTCTTAATTGTGTAGCTAACTTGAATATCTTTTGATTCAAGTGGAACTATTTCTTTTTTGAATTTTATTAAACCAGTATGTTTATCAAAACTTTTTATTTCTTTTCTAGAAACTTCTACCCACGTGTCGTTATTTTTCTTCAAATACACCTTAATCCACGGAACTATTGGACTTGCATCAGTGTATTGGTTCTGACCAGAACTGGGTACTTGATACGTTTTATCATACTGCTCCTGTACACAATGTATCTGTCCATGTCTTAAAGCAATCTCGTTATCAGAAACAATCTTTGGATTTTCGTCATATACATCATAGTAGCCAAAACCAAAAATTGATGAATAAGGCGTTTTAATTTTAGTTGTATCGTAGTAGCACTTTAAATTCTGACCCCTGTACTCTTTCAACCAATTGGTAAAGTTATATGCAGCAGGTATCGTAATCTGCTTAACAAACTTACCAGGAGTAAGATTAACATACCATGTATCAAACTTGGTTAAAGTTGAAGGAGGCGCACTAACTGCTATTTTTGGTCTGCTAATTACCTTTACGGAATAAACTGGACATATGTATCTGGTTGGTTTATTCAATTGTACCAATTGAGAATTTCTCAATGATTCACCAACTATATTATTAATGGTTTGTTGGTTCATGTCTGCATCGTATACGTTAAGACCTATATAAATATTTGCAGGACCTTTCTGCACAAACTCAGCGTAGGTTATTTTTCTACCAAGAAAAGTTCTTTGGCCTGAAGACGGATTTATGTACAAGAATTGCCAGTCAAGACCATATGGGGCAGGATTTGCTCCCCCCCATAAAAGGTTAATAAAACCAAATCCAAATATTGTGTTGGAACTTGTGTTTTGATAGCTAGCAAAATTTGGAAAACCAGCTGGAGTGCCATTGCTATTAACCAATACAACTAGACCATCTTTCGCATTTATCGTCAATTTTATATTTTGCCTGCTTGCAATATTGTCGGCATCGGCGATGTAGTAATTTTCCACGTTTACTTGAGGAAAAGCTTCTGTTGAATTGTACTGTATTCCATTCGTTGTTTTAACTACATAAAGATTTGGCCTTCCATCTACTTTTGTTATGGAAAAATCAGATATGCTAGCATCAGAAAATGTATTTGCCGATATTATTTGTGCTCTTGATATTGGAATTGTCCCAACGTTGTTCAAGTTTAAGCCTAAATTTTGAGATAGTGGATCTAATGTTATTGCGATATTGCCATCACCAGAATATGATTCTGCAAAAGAATAGTTTAAATTTAATTTATTTTTTCTCTCTATTTCAGAACTAGGAATAGTATGATTTATTTGTTTTTTTACGCCATTGCTTGAAGCTTCAAAGGATATATTTGTTATTTGAATTGACTCAATAGAACTTGTTCCTGCTAGCAAAGTATTTACACTTGCAAAGTCTATTGCTTTTTGTTCAGAAGATTCTATTTCTGTATATCCAGATATTTTTCCTGTTGCAACTCCCTGAAATCTAGAAGAGCCTCCCAATTCTGGCGGGGTATACGTTCCATCGGAAGATATGGCAAATTGAATATCAGATACAGAAAACCCTTCGGCATTCGGTCCATATTTTTGTGCCAACAATTTTCTACCCTTAATTGTAATCATCGCATATTTGATATTTTCTACCCCTTGATAAGTGTCAAAATTAATTGTGTGAGATGAATTCGGTGCTATTTCTGTATCTCCCATAATTCCTGTTTCATACTGCGCATTTGGTATCTTTGCATTTGCGCCTAGCTGAGTATAAAAAGCGTTTACATTAAAGTCTTGTTTATACAAAAATACAGATTCAAAAACTGCTGGCCAAGAACCAGTTGAGATGGTTATACCATGAATTTTTTGTCCGCTTGCCACTTGAGGTATTTTAACAATAAAATTATCAACAATTTCAGTTGGACCAGGTACGCCTGTAAAACTTATTCTTCTGTACTCTCTTCCTGGAACTCCCACATTTGCTATATCCGAATATTTAACGGCTGCCTTGATGTATTTTTGTACACCTTCTGGCGCTTCTTTTATTTTTTCGTTATAAAGATCAGTATTATTCTTCAATAAAGACAACCAATATGTAGCCAAAACAGATTTAGTTTCAGAATCAACAAGTGCATCAATAAAACTAAGATTTTTGCTTTTTTGAAACGACATAATTGCATTGGCTGTTGCCTTGTCATATTCTCCATTTATTGTTAATTTATATTGTTGATCTAACAGTGTATATTGAATATATTTAACAAAATCTTTTGAGTATCCATTGCGATATGTTTTTATTGAAGATGATCTTGTTACACTTGTTGCAGTAACTCTTGCTGGAGATGAGCCAGAAGATATTGTTCGGGTTGCTTCATGAATTGCAGGGTATGCTTTAGTGAATTCATCAGCGATAAAATCACCTTGTGTAACAGATAGGTACCCGATCGGTGGTCGCCGGTTGACGACTTTTACCAAGCTTGTCATCTAAAAGCTTGAGCAGCCATTTATGAAATATTATACTTAGGCTTTCCGGTTCTCCACCTGTCCAAATTAATTTTCTCCAGAACGCGTTTGGTGTAAATTTACCATTAATATTCAAATCGCCAGTTTCATAAGACCCATCAGCCATTCTTGCTTTAATTATATTTGCTTTTATGGTTGCTGAAGGAATTGCTGTTCCTTTATTTGTTGTTTGGGTATTTGTTACCGTAACTTGTGTTCCAGTTGTTGACCCAGATGATGTTGTTGCAGAATCTTTGCCATAAAAATATTCGTCCCATCTATTGCCCACATCAATGTCTCCGGTGTAGTGAAAATTGTTTTGAGGATAGGAGGTGTCGTCATAATCAAGAGATCTTATATCTGTCCTAGAAAATATTCTACTAGGATACTTGTAGTTGTGAAATCTAGAAAATGTTTTTGCAATTTGTATTTTATTTTCTGCGGAGTGTGCTACCGAATAATTTGTCCTTGAAAGAGATCCGCTAATTCCGCCCTTCGAGATTATATATGCTCCGAAATCGGCACTGCCTCCAACGATACTGGTAAACGGAACACTCCATTCTATTTTATACCTGTGAATAGTTTTTGTAACTTCAGAAATAGAAACTTGCGTTCTTAGTGTGAAGCTATAATCTTGAGCAACTTGACTGCCTGGCAAATAATCGTTAGGGGTGTTTATATTCGATCCTATTCGCTCCTGGTATTCAGAGGTGTTGGTAACTATAAACGGATAAGAATAGTCACCTAGATTTAACTCAACTGAATTAACACTTGATATGGCCTCTAGGGCTACTGCAGATCCGCTTATTATTTGATTTTTTGCAGCGGTTGAAATTTTAAACATAGAGTTTTGAAGCGGTACTTGACCTATAAGAGTTTCATTTCCGTTGACTATATCTTCGTTAATATTATTGAAATTTAAAAACTCAACATTTCTGTTTGTGCACTCAAGATAAAACTCAACATTGCTACAATCTTGGTTAATTATATTCTGTGCATCCCCACCATTTGGGGTTGTCTCAAAATCTGCCCTGAATAACTGTTCAACAGAATAGCTTATTTGTCTGCAGAATTTAGAAGTGCTTGATCCTATTGGCGTTCTAAACGCAAAATGATATGTTTCAATTTCCGTTGGTGTCAATACTGTTACTTGATTGTTTCTTAATTGACCATTTATTGTCCAAGAATTTCTCCAAGGAGAAACATTCCATAATATTGTAGATTCTTGACTAGTATTATTAATCGAATAATTATTTACTTTTGTTTTACTGGTGTCGGCAATTATGTTATAAAACAATTTACTCGGCCCAGTAACAACATCTGACCTGACAGATCCAGGGGGTAAAATGTTGGTCTGACCATTATTAGTAGTTTGTGTTCCGTCAGTTGCAAAAACATCATTTAGTATTTGAAAAAATGGACATGCGGTTACTGTTAACGAAGCTGGATAAAGGTTGCCTGTAGGATTTGTCCTTTTAACTATTACATGATTTTCTCCTTGTCTGACGATAGAAGTTGACCTAGATTGTGCAGAAATTTCTCCAACAAAAACTGGTATTGGTATTATAGCGTTGTTGTTTAATGGTTCTTTTCTCTTTCCTGTAACATTATTCGCAGTGTTTGCTTGAGTTTCCTGATAGGAAGAAAGACTAAAAGAACCCATTTGTGTGTCGCCATTTACGTAGGTTGAGTCTATCGTTATGTATCCAGAGTTTGAACTTTGTATAGAAAAATTAAAACCAAAACTTGTTAAAGAACTTAAAGATAATTGAGAAAAATCAATCATTATAGAAACATTTTGAGAAAGAATTGATTCTACGTTTGCAATTTGCTGTTCTGTTATAGGTCTTGTTGGCGTCCAAATTAATAAATCATAAGAAGAAAATGATGCCTGCATGTTGTCAATATCAACTAGCCAATAATTTTTTTGAGATTTGTTATACTGATTACTGGCATTGGGATTGTTAAATAAATATTTTTGAATATTAAAAGGTCCTGTTTCCAAATTCGCAAAAACATACGCATTTTTTACTTGATCTACAGAACCAGAATATAACACTCCAACATTCAAAAAGGGTCTTTCATCTGATGAATAAACATTTCTTGTTCTAGAAAAGTTGTAGGTAATTTTTGCCAATAAGCGCCAATTAAAACTTTGAAAAGTTCTAGGATCTTGTATCGCTTTTTTGGGAGTATATATTTTCCATCCATCATTGTTTATTCTAGTTCTTAATAAATTATTTTCCTTGTAAGAAAACAATTGTGTTGAATAAACTCTTTTATCCTTAGAGCTTGGATCTATAACTTCAGATTCCTCTGCAACATAATTGTAGTATGGTACCGTATTTATTTTTTCTTTATAACCAAAATGAGGATTAAACGGTATTCTGTCTTCATCCATTTCATATTTATCATATACAAGATACAGATTTTGCGGATCTACAGAATCAAATAAAACTATTATTCTATATAGGTCTTCGGTTTGATATGTATATCCTGACAATTGATTTCTACTTGAGTTGTTTGTATATCTTTCAAGCATAATTTTATACTTTAAATTTTTATTTTCTTTTCCAGAATTATCTACAATTCTAATATTGTATTGAGCTGGAGTCCTTAGATAAGAAGATCTTTCTAGCCCTGCATATTCTGAAACCGTGGACGGAATTAGGGCAAAATTTGTGCTGATATATATGCTGTGGCAAAAGGATTGTTGTTCAAATTCATTCACCCTGCCAGTAAAATTATAGTTTAATTGCTCATTATCAAATCTTAATATATTATTACTGATTGATACAGATGAATTATGAACAATTGGCGATCCAATTAGTTGGCCAAGCTCTGGATTATTACTGGCATGCCTTAAAACACCAAACTCATCAGCGTACATCATCGTATCCGCCTCAGTTGCATAGCCAGACGGTATATTCTCTGGAATAATACCAGCTAAATCTATAACTCCTAAGTGCTCTTTCGGAGTGACTTCTTCAGAAGAGAAATAACCGAAGATTTACTGCATCACTGGGCAAGTTATAGCCCTTTTTTACTGCCGGTTCGTTTCCGGTTACAGTCTTGTTCTCAAATGCTTTCACAAGTTATTCCTCTTCATAATCTGGATATGTATCTGAGTACTCAATCACGTAAGGAGTAGCGCCCAAAATGCCCATTTGATATTGCGTATACTTAGTTATGGGATACCAGCTCGGCAAGTTCCAACTTGGGGTCGCACTTGCACTATAGTAAGGTTCTTCTGTTAAAGTGTTGACTTTAAAAGCTTTAACATCAGCGTAGTGGGCTTTTGCTGTATTTAAATTAAGGTTTGGCTGCAGTATCGGTTCGCCCAAGGAAGATTGCAAAGAATCATATTTTTCATACCAATAAACTATGTCTCCACCAACGGTAGTCGGATTGGCATTGGTGATTTGAGAAAACTCTGTTTCTACAGAAACAAACCAGTAGCCCGGAGTGGCATCGTCTTGAGCAGTAAATGGGCCAATATTAAATAAACCTTGATTATCTGCAACCTTGTGCCCTTTATTTTTGGAAGAACCAGGTTCATTTGAATCAAGCGCATATGCTAAATCAAATGTGTCTGGCAGGCTTCTTCCCTTTCTCCAATATACAACAGTATTGGGCACTGTGTTTCCAATTATGTTTACATATTGAATGCCATCAGCTACAATTATTTTCTTATCCACTTCTGCGGAAATTCTTTCCAGCAATGAATAATCTGGCTTAACCAAATATTCAACGGTTGCCGTCGCATTGATTTGGTCTTGTATATACAGGTAACTATCCTCTTCATAGGGAACACTTGATCCGACATATCTTATTAGGGATCTTGCGTAACCCTCTATGTCTGTCGTAAAGCTGCTTGGTGTTGCAGAGATGTTTGAACCAGAAATGCTATAGCTGATATATGGTTTTGGATTATTGTTAATGTCTTTTGAAAAAACATTAAGAACCATCAGATCTTTTTGATCTGCGAGGATTTGCTTTGGAGAAAGAATGTAATCAAAATTATCATAAGGATATTGATTGTGAGATAAGTACAAGAACCCTTCGTCTACTAAGCTATAAAGTGGGTTTAATTTAGTTTCTTTCAGCTCATAGTCTTCATCGTATATAGATGATTCATAAGTTATATAACTATCGTAAGCAGAGCTTGGTGTACTAAGTAGGGTTATTTTGCTTCTGTAGCTATTGTCTGTTGAATTAAAATATTGATTATCAACATTGAAGCTATTGTTAACTCTGTATGTAACTTTATACTCTCTGCCTATTATTAATGGCTTTGTTTCGGGATAGGAAACAAATGATATTTTGTTTGAACTAAAGTTCTCTCCAGAGAGTAAAACTTTTCCAGTGTAAGTATCCGTTACCGTTACGTCCAATATATCTGAATAAGCCGTATATAAGTTGTATCCATCTTTTGTGGTAAGGTACTCGTAGTTATGATATGCATATAAAGACGGAGTAGCTTCGTCATAAAAAGAAACTTGCGTATAATTTATTGTTGAGCCCATTGAGTCTACAACGTTTAGTATTATTGGAGAACCTTTTCTTGCAGTTTGATTTAACACTATTTCATATTCGTCAGAAGATATTTCTGTTTCTGGTTTTGCATAAATAAATCTTTCTTCATCTTGATAATACCATCCACTCTTTAGAGATGGATATATATAGTTAACTGAATCAAGATTATACCTAGCATTTACAGGTAGACCGTTTACTCTATACTGTTTAGTATTCTCATCATAATAGTTAAGAGAAACGTTATCATTTAGTATGTTAGTGTTTACAATGTTTTCATTGTCTATAAAGTTATAGTTAGTCCATATTTCGACTTCATCATATTCGTGTATTGGTTCAACTCCAGTAAAGTATAGTTGTTGCGATTCTGCATAGGCTTCTAGTCCAAAGTCTTCTCTTTCTAGGTCAAACCAATTTATAACATTAACATTTCTTGAATCTAACAAATCTTTATTTGTATTTGGAGATGCATGGACCACTCCATTTTCTGACAAATAAAAATCATACTCGTTAATTGAGTCTGCGCTGAACTGCTCCCATATTGGGTAGCTAAAAGGATAATGCTCACCGTCGTTTGAGCTAAAGACTATATAATCTGGTGTTGAATTGTACGGGAACTTTGCTTTTGTAAAATAATAGTTAACAGTTGAACCAACTGTGTCTGCATACGATTCGTGTTGATCTGGTGTTGAAAAGTTAGGATTTATATAAGAAATGTAAATGTTGGGAGATGATCCAACAAATGTATTTACATCCAGATCCTTATTTAGGGCTATTCCACCATAGAAATTATTTACATCAAGACCAGGAGCAAGTTCATAGGAACCAACAACTATATTTTCTATATGAACATATTGCGGAGAAACACCAACAGGAATTGCAAAGTTTCTCAATATATCCGATGGAGTTATAACAATAGAGGATTTTTTATGAGAAACTGTTGGCTTGTTGATTATAGTGTATTCTCCATGGCTTCTAACTTTTGGAGTTATAACAGTTCTGTATTTTAATGCATCGTATATATTTGAATTTATTTTTATTTGTGCGGATGCGTAAGTTGCCCCTGTAAAAGACTTTACTACGGTATCGGAGCTTGCAGATGCAACAGGTCCCGAAGAAAATCCGACCCAAGCATGGCTTCCAGTGTTTCCAAAACTGTTTTTAGAAAGAATATATTTAATTGTTGCTTCCTGTACTGCAAAAAGGGGAATCTGTGTCAATAAATACGACTCAGTTGCTGATGGGCTAATATTATTTCGATAAGGAGTTGCTGATGCATCCGTTGAATAAAAAACAAATTCATTTGATGAAAGATTTGAAGCAGTAAACAGGTCTTTGATTATAAATTCTGGAGAAGAAGAAGAATCTGGGCCATGTGTATTTCTTACGTAATGTTGGGCAACTGCTTTGTAAACTGTATTTGCCGGAATATACCCATGTGCATTTAGCTTTAGGTAAATCTCATAATCAATAGTTGCATACTGATGATCGTAATAGCCTTCGACATATGACACATAGCTGTCATAAGCAAATTGAATTGGCTCATAATTGTCCTCTGAGTAGGAATCATATTTATATCCGTGAGCCCTTAGAGAAAATGTATATTTTTGTGTTTCTGGAGAAATATAATCTAAAATAATCTTTGCATCGTCAAAATCTCCAATGCCGTATTGATAAGAAGCTGTTGCTATAGGTGTTGCGTCTGCATATTGAGGAATTCTAGAAACACCTTCGTTTTTTAATCCTGCATAATCCCAGTATGCTTCATTCCATTTTATGTATCCATAATTAGAGGGAAATCTTTTATTTAAATCCTCTACTAAATCAAAGAAACTTTTTTTAGGATTTCCTTCGCTTGTGAAATATTTTTCGTCTTGAATCAAGTCTGATATTTCTAAAACTTCAGGAGTCGCTCCTGGATAATTTGAATTTGGAGTAGCGTTATAAGCGCTCCAAATATCCAACTCTCTTCTTAGTGTTCTTTTTAATCCTTCAACATTTATATCTGGTGGGTTAAAATATACGTCTAATATTCTTGATCTAAATCTTTCATTACTCTCAAGATACAATCTCTGAAGACCAACCTTTAGACCAAATTCATCAAAACTGTTAAATGCCTGTATTGGAATCTGATTATGAGATTGAGTGTCAACATAAAGAGTCGTATATTTTCTTACGGTAAACAACTCAGATGTTAAATGATTATAATAAAAAACAAACTCATTTTCAGTGTGCTGTAGCAGTTCAGATTGAGAACTTACTCGAGATAGTTCAACTCCATTACCATAAACTTTAACAAAACCTGCTGCAACCGGTAAACTTACATACGCCCAAGCTATTTCATTTAGATCCGCAGATGATATATAGGAGTTTAGTTCAATGTTGGAAACCATCGCATCGATGTCATCGAGCGGTTCTGCTATTAATGAGTTAAAAAATTTACCAGCAACAGTGCCTGGTGTAGCTAGGTCTGGTGTAGTTTTCTCTATTGAATCTGCATATATTTTTGTCCATCCAGGAAACCTTGATAAAATACTTCTTGTGTGATCTGTTATTACAGGAACGGTGATGTCCTCAATGTTTACCTGCACAAGAAGCAAAAACAAAGACTCTGATAAGTCTGATTCTGATTCAAAAGTAACTTCAAATTTACAATACCTAGATACATTCCTTAAAAACAAAACAGTAACGTTTTGCTCAACGCTTGCTATTTCTCTCCAGTCTGAATCAATTGCACTATTTATCTCATTAGACGTAATTTTAATAGAAAGTTTTGGATTTTCTGTACCCGGAAGATTTGTGAACGCATGTTTATAACCGGATTATGTCTATGCTACTTGAAGTATCTACAAATCTATACAAAGAATCAAAAAATGTCGGTGCGATAACTCTATAAGGAGTTGAACTATTCGTAGTTGAATAGAAAAAATATTCGTCTTCTAAAGCATCATAATCAAAAACATAATACTGACCATAATCTTCGTCTTGAATTATTTCGCCATAATCAGTAACTGTAATGGCTTTACTGATCGTCGGTGTTGCATTGTTTTTTGCAGAAAGTCCAGTAAAAGTAAAATTGTCTAATAAATTATTTCCATAAGGAGATTTTTTTGTTGAGTAATTGGTGTAAAACTTATTGGCATACAGGTCTATAGAAGAACTAGTCCATTTGTTTCCTGCAATGGAAAAATCTTCGTTTCTTAAAGCTAAAAAATAAGTTCTCATTTACTACTTGACTCTCCTACACTTCATCAAGCCATATTGAATACTCCGAAGTAACACCTTTATTTGGATGAACAAACATTAGATGCTGGCAAGGTCTACTCATTGAGTGAAAATATTCCTGCGCATATGTATTGTAGCTTTCTGGCGATCCAGAAACCCTCAAAATTGTGCTACCTATTGTCATCTTAAATTGCTGATGATAATGACCCATGAAAACATCATCAAATCTTTCTGGAATCGCACCATCTTTCCAGCCCATTATTTTCTTATAGTAACTGTTTACTAAACTTGGCGACGGCATTTGGTCACCATGAATCAATAAAGTTCCATAATCACCAATGTAGTCAACTGCATACCAGTTTCTTTCCCCCTTGCCTTCAGGAATATTGAAACTTATGCGATCTTCAGACTCAAAAATGAGCTGACATATTTTGTAAAGCAGCCTATCCATATTTGTTTCTGGATCGTGTTGCTTACGAGCTCTGCCACCTACGGCACCATGATTTCCTATAACCGCAGTAACGTGTACATGCTGAAAACTTGCCAACATTTTTTGGAAGAACGTACTTAAAATTCTTGGACCATTAACTCCAACCTGACGATAAATTCCAGAGTCAATTAAATGACTTTGCCCTGGAAATATTTCTTCGCCCTCAACAATGTCCCCAAGGATCCAAACATGTAGATTATTCACTGGATGATGAGCTCTTTGAATCTCAGCAATTTCTAGCAGTTTGTCAGCGTAAATTTCTATTCTTTTCTCTAAAACTTCCGAATTATAATCAGGAGTTAGCTTCCCCAACTGCCAATCTGACAAGACGGCAACTGCTGTTTCTGGCAAGCCAAAAGATTGATTCAAGTTTGGCTTTGGAATCTTTGATAAATTAAACGCACTAAAAGAATCATATGCAGCTTGATAAACCATATTTGAGGCTTCTTGTCTTATGTTTTTATACTTATCAACAAGGCGTGCCAATCTTTTGTTTTCGGATCTTAAAAAATCTACAGTAGAAGTGTGAACACCCATAGAATCTAGCGTTGTGGAGCTGGAGGATAAATCGAAATCGTTGTCATCTTTTTCTAAAACTTCTGAATAATCACTGTAAATAAAATCATCTTCATCTACAACACTAAAGTACTTCAGAGCTTCCCTTGCAGAGACTTCTTTTACACTAGTCGAATCTGCAAGCATATTTCCTGCAACATCTTTTCCACCGTCAGTAATTGAACGAGCGTTAGCCATATTACTGGCCTTGACTATTTGAGTTTTAGTGATTAAGTACATTTTTTCTGCCATTATAACTTCCTTTAAAAAAATATTAAGATATTATAACAGAAAAAATAGAAACCGTTCCTGCTATCATATATTCTTTATCAGAATTTATTCTAAAAGTTCCTTTTGGTATTTCTTGCCCATTTGCGCTAACGCTTAATATGTTTACGGATTTAATAAAATCAGAAGACGATCTTATTTGTGACTCTAAGTCTCCAAATGTAATAGTGCTGCCTATGGTCATTGAGTTCAAATATCTTTTTACAAACAAAGACGCCTGTGTTTCAACAGCAGCAGCAACGGCTTGGCTAAGCCCACTCGGTATAATTATATTCCCAACAACATTAACTGGCACTCTATCTGCTATTCTAATATTTAATTTTATTCCTACTGGTTTTTTTGTAGAAAGATTTTCAAGAATTGTTCTGACAAAACCGCCATCTATTCTTTGAGATTCTGGAACAATAATAATGTCACAAGATCCCAAACCGTAAGAAGATTCCCTTACTCTCACATCTCTAACTCCCTGTAATCCAAGTGCATTTAGTCTTAGGGATTCATTTGTTCCATAAGTAGATGTTTTCAAAGATTTGCTTATTCTTAATCTGTATAAATCGTCTGATTCCATGTTCATCATTGAATGAACCTCTTTTGGATTTATGCAGAATACAAGAGTTCCGTCAATTGAAACGTGATTGTGCTTTGTAAGCGTTCCGGCAGCAGCGGTAAAATCATTCCCTTCAAAATTTGGAACTACCCTACCAAAAACCCTTGTTGTGCCAGCTAATATTGTAACACTATCAACTAATTTGTATGCATACTGTTGCGTTGAAAAAGATGTTACATCATTAAAAACAAGAACATCTTTGGTTATGGTTATGTCTGATGCCTGAGGTGTAGATATATAGAATTCTATGTTATAGCTTGCTCTCTCCTGCTCTGCTTCTTGCGCTATAGATCTTCTTCTTACCGCATAAAGTTCGCCTATGAGGTCAAGCGCTCTGCCTTTTGCTGTCGATAAACTCGTTTGATCTATGCTAAACTTGAGCGCTTGATATAAGTCTCCTGCTTCAACGGCGACTGCTTCTGCAAACGCTCTAGCTATGGCTCCTGGATGTACTGCAGTTATGGGAGAATTTTTTTTCAAAGACTCCATCATTTGATTCAAAATTTGACTTTTTGTTTTACTGTAAGATATGGGCATTTTTGCTCCTATTTAAAGTTCTTGTGTTACAGAAAGAGTTATCGGCTGCGCAGAATTATCCAAAATATGCACGTCAAATCTTATAGATGTTGCAGAAGTGGGAATTGCTTCAATGGATATATTTCTTCCGGCAAATATTCCGCCCCCTTGTTGAGTCTTCTAATGACGCTCTTACTATTCTTTTTCCTATTTCGCCAGTTGCTATAGCTTGAGGCATGCCGTATAGCATGGATAGGTCGCATCCCAATTGTGGATAGGCTTGAAAATCTCCAGTTTCAGTCATTAATCTAATATAAATTTGTTGAACATCTTTTGCTGCAGAATCAGACACAATCGCTAAATCATTATTCGGAGACACTTTTATATCTCCGGATAAATCAAAATATAAATCAGACATATTTATTCCATATCATTATGAATCCAGGGAAAATTCTCTAAATTTTCACTGTTATTATAATCAAAATTGTTTAACTTTTGTATAGAATCATTAAAAGAATATCCGTTTTTTAGAAACTCTATTAATTTTTGAACTTTAATATCTGAATTACTTTGAGCGTAATTCTTTATTAAAGTATCTAATTCTGGGGAAAAATAGTTTTCCTCAGACCCATCCAAGGGAGATTCAACTGGATTTTGTGGCCTAGAGAAACCATATTCTCCACCTATAGTAACAGGTATATTGGGACCAGACTGTTCCATTTCTTCTAAATTGTTTAAATATCTTATTGAATTATAAAAAGCTGGGTTGTTTTCAAATTGATTTGTTTTAATCAGCGCCGGTTCATTATAGACATCAGAAGCAGGATTAAAGGACATAGAATTCCATCTTAGCCCATCATCGTCTTTGCAATAAAATTTAATGTTATCTGCAAACAAAGATATGCTTCTAGTTCCTGGATTTATAACAATGCCGACTCCTGGACAACTAAAAATTTCAATTGCTCCACCGTCTGCTATTCTAATAAAAGAAGAATTATCTGGATGATTTAAACCTACTTCTCTATGAGAGAATTGTTTTCTTCTTTTAATTTCATAATTTTCATCAAATAAATCGTTTAAACCAGAAGAATCAGAATCGTATTCATTAATCATAACTTAAACCATATACCTTGGTATTCCTGTGTCTACAGAATTGTTAACTATAAATTTAAAACCAGAATTACCATCATTAAAATAATTTATAATGTACGGTTCTCTTTCCGCAGAATCTCTAAAGGACACATAGCAACGGGTTCCAGGAGTTGGGGCAACTGTTTGAACTCCATATATAAATGGGCAAGGTACATTTGCCATCATGTCGCCAATGTTATTTGAGTATCTTTCGTCCAATAAAATCATTGCCGTGTGATTATTCTGATTATAGCCCATAATTGTTGCTGCACGCGTTTTAGGTTGTTGAAATTTATGATTTGATATTTGATCATCTATTTTTTTATCAAACTTTGGATAATTATTAGGCATTGGAGCTCCTTAATTTGGTGTTGGGTTTTCTGGGTATTTATTATCAACATATATTTCTGGCCATCCGTTTGGATTTTTATCACTCTTGCCCCATAAACCTTGTCTTTTATATAGTACTGGATATTCTTTTCCTTCTATCCAAGATTCTAATATGCTTTTACCAGTTGTAGGGTCTGGATTCAAGCTTCTTGAATCTTTTGGCATTTTCTGAATAAGCCAATCAATAAATTTTTGCTCTGTATTACCACTATATTGAACATAAACATCTTTTGCTATTTTATAACTCACGCCAGATAGCGGGCCAAAGTAAAGAAATCTTTCCCCCCAAGGTCCCACAATACTATTGCTAGTTCTTTCGCCAATCCAAGTAATTTTTCTATTTCTGTTCTTCGGTCCATCTAAACTAAACTTTGCTCTGAGCATTTGAGCTTGATTAATTGGTATAAAAGCTCTTTCGTCAAAGAACCCTCTACCGGCATTGTTGGTTGGGTCGTTTTTTTGTTTATCGTACATAAATCTGGTTCTTTGGATTTTTGTCATTTTATCAAGACCCTCTGCCTGCCAATTTTTATAGGCAAATTTCCAAAATGGAATAGAATCTTCGTTTGGAATTAAGATTCTAACAACGGTATCTTCACCCTGAGAAGCGCCATCTAATTTGGCTCTGCTCATAAATTGGAAAAGACCAAACGCCCCATCATCGTTAGTTGACCATACGTTTCCTCTAGATTCTCTGTGTGTTATAGCAGAAAACAAAGCAGCTGCTTCCTCTCCAAAGTTTGCATGGTTAACTAAGAGTAAATAAATTTCTCCCGAAGTTAGTGGATCAGGTTTATCAGATTGCCTGTGAATTTTTTTAAATAATTCTATTGTCTCGGAGCTTGTTGTCGAAAAACCAGAGTAAGATTTCCCAGATATTGCTACTGATATTTCTGGGGTAATAAACGAACCAGCTCTAATTGGTCCAAAGCTTATATGTATATGATTTCTATGGCTTGTATCGGCACCAAAATTAACATGATTAGCTATATTTGGGAATTGTTTTCTTATTTGCGTATTTGAATCTTCTAACCCTTTTTCGTTAATTCCAAGATCAGTTATTAAGTCTGAACTAATAACAATAAGGTCAGGGTGAAGACTTGCCGGAAGATTTTGCATATGAGTCAAAAGAAGATCTAAAGCGTCTTTATATTCTTTTTTACTTTTTTTAGAAAGATTGAATGCTTCGTTCTTTGTCATTCCTATGTGGTGTATGTCAAAAGCTCTACCGAAAGCATGATCTGATACAGAATTATTGTCTTTTGTTAGCGCACCAAAGTTGCTTCCTATAATTCCCCTATGGGTTCCTTGTGATCCGTTTATATAAATTTTGTCAGTTAAGCGCAATAATAGCTCTATCAAAGCAGCTGACAAATGAACACCGCCTTGTTCCTGTCCCAATTTCATCAATTGGTTGAAGACCGTAAGATGTGCCATCTGATTTATATCCGCCAAAGGAATTAATTTCAAATCCTAATGTTTTTAAATCTTGTTTAAGAGTTACTTTTTTTCCATTTACAGTAGTATCATATTTGTTTTGATTAAAATTTATTGAAAATGACGCTAGAGTTGACCCAGCAAAGTTTGCTTTTTTATGCAGCTGAGCTAGTTTTGTTGCATAAACTTCTTTTTCTTGTTCTGATAATTCATCTACAAAAGCTATTGCTCTAGAACCACCATTAAAAATTTCTGCCCCTGGATCAGTGTATGGTGTATAACCTTTTGCGGAGTGAGGAATTGGGTTTCCGGCTACCATCGGTTACAGTCCCAATTTCGTCTGCACCAGAGCTCCCTGCTGCTGTTGCAGTCGTTGCACTAATCATAGCTTTAACCGTAGATTCAAAACCACCTGGTGCATAACCTGTGCTGAGCAAAGACTGTTTTGCTATTTCTTGCCTGGCTTTAGCGCCAGTTAAAAAAGACCCTGGATTTTCTGGATCTGGTATCTTAACGCTGTCATCTATGTCAGAAGAAACTGCAATTATTGAATGCATTGCTGATTGAACATTTTGTATGTATCCGTTAACAGCAAAAGCTGGATTTCTATATATTCCATCACCTTGTAAAATTCTTATGGGATCCGCCGAAGTAAGGGTTCTAGCAGGATTGTCTTCCGTTGATTGGGTGGTGTTGGTATACACGGCTTTCCCATTTGGGTAAAATGAATCTGTCATCTTTTGGGATGCAGATTTTGAATCTGCTAAATCATCTATGTCAAAATTTATATCAGAAGACATATTAGTATTCCACCCTTTCAAGGATTGCTGACTCATCAGCACCTGGTCTTATTAATGAGTTATTTTTTTGCAGGATTAAGCTATCCATGTATATTTTTGCCAACCCATTGGTCACTAGTTGCCAGTTTAAGGTGATTGGGGAGCCATCGTCATAGTATTGGTCCCATGTTACAATTGGCCACTCTGAAGCTTTTTCGTATAAAGAATCGGTTATAGCTAAATTCATAAGAATATTAAAATGTTTTTTTTGATCTTCTGTCAAATTATAAAGTGGATCTGAAGAACTTGTTACAACTAAATGTTCTTTTATATCAGATAAAACATTTAATGCGTCGTACATTTTGTCAAAATAAATAAACATTGGAGATGTGGGAAAAAACTTCTTTTGTTTAAATTTTGATTTAGTACTAACAACTAAGTCTATAGAAAATTCTGACTCAAGTTCTAGTAAAAAAAGATCTTTTACAGAATTGTACAATTTTTCATATTCTATTAAGCTAACGTCGGAAAAAACTGTAGCCATATATCTGTCTTCACTATCAACATAATTAGATCCCTTAAAGGCTTTTGCGTAATTTTCTGGTGTGTTTTGCTCAGCCCCTGGCTCATAAGCCCCCTCTACTGATATTATATTTGCCGGGTTTCTTGGGTTAATTCTTAAAACAATAAGCTTTCCTTTTACGGAATTTTCTGTGTATTTTTTAGCTTTACTAGCTGCAGTATTTTCGTTTATTATTGCTGTCTTAGTTCCATCAGAAAGTTCTCCTGTGTTAAACTTATTTAATTCTGAGGTGTTAATACCCTCAAGTCTAACCTTATATGTTATATCATTTCCGGCAAACCCAGACAATACATCTTGCACAACAAAAGTATCTCCGTCTACAACATGAGTAACTTTTACTATTGCTTTAAAAGATTCATTTAAAGTAGTTTTTTCTGGACTTATACCAGAGTATTTTAATATTTGAGAATGAACAATTGCATTTTCTAAACTTATATGCCTAACAACGTCTGCAATTTCTTTTTCTTTCCACCCCAAATTTTTCATAATATCATCTGTTCTAATATACATATGACCTTCGGCTGATCTCACGTTTGATCTAGTTGCAAGAAGCCCGGGAAGAAGTTTTTTGGAATGGTATCTTCCAACAACCATACCTTGATTGAACGAAAGACCCGCATCCATAGGTTGACCATTCTTATTTAAATACTGAATATAACATCCGTGTTGATCAAGAACATTATCTCTAATCTTTTTCCAACCATTCCAAATTCCGTCTGACACTAAAGCCATACCAGCAGCAGTTGCGCCTATTGCAAGTGGGTTTCCAGCCGTTGCAACTCCTACAGTAGCAGTTACTGCAGCGCTGATCGTCGGCATTACGAATGCGCTAAAGATAGCAGCTCCCATTGCTCCATGCTGCTTGCCAGTGTTTTGCCTTATTAAGGCTTCCATTTTTTGTTTTGCATCGGGTATTGATTCAGCTGCTTGATTTGCTACTATGTCCCTAACTAAGGCGGAGTGTCCGTGAGTGTATTGTGTTGCTCCGGTCATTTGTGTCCTCAATGCCTCGGAAAGTGCATCTACAGAAACTTCTCCTGTAGTTGTCATAATTGAATTATTTGATGCACTAACCATCATTAGTCTAGTGCTGTTTCTTAAATCCTGCACGGAGAAACGAGATGCTATCCAGGAACTCGCAAACCATCGTGATGGATCATTTACGGATACAAAAGCATTTGGAGTAATTCCTGTAACAAATCCCATTTGCGGAGTAAAGTGATGAACTACCTGCTCTACTTCAAAAATACCATACATTCTTTCGTAAACGTCTGCCAAATAAACAAGGTCATACGGTCTTATGTCTGCGTTGCCTATTATCAATATTTCTCCGCCGTATATATCCTTAAGAGATTCTCTTAGATAAGATAGGGCAACTCTTTTTGCAGTTAACTCATCTGGTTCGCCTGCGGTAGACTTGGCAATTCCCCTAAATGTTTCCAATGGGTGCATTATTGGATGCAGTATCCCCGTTATGCCGGAGCCTTTAAGGTTATCAAAATATAGCCCTGTTTCAACTGTCTTTTCAACTTGCCTTTCTGGTGGAGCAGCTTTGTCCAAAGCAACAGTAACGGGATATTTACCATCAGAAACAGCTGTTATTTGTGTTGCAACCCCGCTAATATTTTCTTTAATATTATTAGAAAGAATATGAGAGAATGAACTTAGGTAGTGCATCCTTTGGAATGGCTCTCTAACTTCTACAACAGGTTCGCCATATTCTCTCGTAAAGGGATTATCTACTGCTCTCAATAAACTTCCGGGCCTACCCATTGAGTAATATATTGAGTCGTTGTATGCCTTGTTAAGGATATTTGCTTGTCGAGTAAAGTTTTCAAGTTGGGATAAACCATAACCCATCTGCTGCATTGAAAGTTGGAACATGTTTAGCATTCCGCCAAGAGCTGTTTTAAATGAGCTTAAAATTGGACCTATGTTTTTGTCCCAATGAGAAACAACGTCTGATTTCATGCCTGTAATCCAGTTTGAGGAACTATTTCCCTCTTTTGCATTCTTTTGCAAGAAGTTCTTAAACGCTGAATCGCTAACAGATATTTGTGACTCATAATCAATAAAAGCTTGCCAAACCTTATCAAATGGCCTAAAGCTCCACTTTGCGTGTTCATCTGGACCGCCAAATACAGATCCCAAAGCTCCACCTACTAGATTTCCTGTAACGGCCCCTACCCCAAGACCACCCGGAACCGGAAGAAAAAGACCACCAACGCCACCGGCTACAGTTCCTATCTTTGCTGCAACATCTCCACTTCTCTTCTTGTCTGGTCTTATCACAACCCAGGCTCTAGAATATGGATCTGACCACAGCTTGTGCCTAAAAATACCAACCATTAAAAGAAATAATTGTTTTGGGCTTTTTATCCAAGATAAATATTCATTGACATCCTCTTCACTAATGTCAGGAAATCTAGTAGTTGGCGAATATTGCAAACTGCTTGATGCATTTGGATTTGATGACGCACTTGCGCTTTCATCTTGTGCCTTGAAAAAAAGATATAGTTTTATATAATCTTTGACTAAAGATTGTACTTTTGATATCTTTTTTTGTATTAGGGCATTAAATACATCTGTCAAACCTTTGTCTTGATTAAATTTAATTTTTAAATTTTCATCAAATCCATCAAAACCTGAATTAATATATTCTTTCATTGCAACATCTATCGCTGCTTGTCTATCTGGTGATTGTGACTGTTCATTAATCCAATCTGATCCAAGAAGAGTAGAAAATTCTTTAGAGTTTCCAACTTGAAAATTTTGAATTATTGAATCTGATTCTCCTCTAATGGCTAAAAATAACGGATCACTAGATTCTTTTTCATCATCTGGGTCTAAATTGTACAGCTGTCTAAAAATATCTTTTACAGAAGTATAATTATGATATCCCCATCTAAATTGATCCCATATTTCTTGAGCCTCTTCAATAGTCCTGCCATTTCCTGCTATTACTTGTATGTTTGAATCAAATCTTTCATCATAAAAAGCTCTAGCTTGAATAGAAACAATGTCCAGTGGATCATAAATACCTGCAAAATTTTTATCAATTTGATTGGATGTTTTATCTTCTTCTCTTTTATCTATTAAATTATCTTGCTTAAGTTGACTGAAGTCCCCAAACTGCAGTTCATGAAAATACCTAGAGTAGTTTCCTCCATTTCTTAGAAAAAGTTGTGATTCCTTTAAGGTTCTTAAAGAAACACCTTCAGCGGTTGAATATTGATATTTTTGACCAACATGATTTGCTGACTCCGAATACTCTATAGCTCTGATCGTTCCGTAGTTACCGCTTTTTATGACTTCATTCCTAATTGCTGGAAGATACTGATTTTCTAATGTATCCGTGATTACAATTTGAGTTTGCGGAGTTAGAGTAGTTAAATCTTTTGATTTATTATATTTAAAATTTCCAAAACCCACCAGCAGTGGGCTATCAGTAGCCAAATATTTTTTATTCGGATCCGCAAAGGGATAAGGATTTATAAAAGGTGCAGTGGTCGTTCTTGCATCTGACCCTTCTGAACCTTGAAGAAAAAACCTCATTGCTGGATTTACTGTGCTGGTTACAACACCCAACGGCGTTGAGTCTGGGACAAAAGTAAATCTACATTCTTGCAGATTCATTTCTACTCCACCTATTTTTTCGTATTGTTTATCTTCATTAAAAACAAGAGTTGAGTCTCCATCTTTGTAGAGATTTGAAAGATTTTCACCTGGATAAATAACTCTTCCATTTTCTGGATTTACCAACAATCCCAAAAAGTATGCAGCGTCTGGCGAAACAATTGCGTCAATTACACCTCCATCATCTGCTTCTGTTTGTCCCCACAAAAAGTAGGCTGGCGCGCATACAACAGCTTGTTGGGTTTTTTCATTGTAAATTAAAACTCTTCTCTGCTTGTAATCATTAACCGTTCCACATAAATCATCTTCAGATAAATTATATCTTTTCTTAAAAGTGTTATTCTTGTGAGTGTATTGCCCTGGTGAATATTTAGAAGAATCACTCATTTTATATGGCCATCTCATGGCAATGTAGAATTGTTCGTGATCTGCGTCCTTAGGCATTCCCCAGTCGGAGAAATCCACTGCTCCCCACCCGTTTCCGTATATGCCAGAATCTTCATAAGCTGGATCTAATTCAAAATATTCTGCATATTCTGCCTTTAGTTCAATTCCCGATTGTTTGACAACTAAATCTCCAGCCTGCAAATTTATAACAGGAAGCGGCATCATCACCGTCTGGCTTGCTTGTCTTCCTGCTATGTTGCTAGTATTTAATCCAGAGGGATCAAAGGCAGCAGAAATTTTCATTATTTCATCTAATCCAAATTGAGACATTTTTGCCGCAAAAGAAAAATTAAAATCTAAACTTTTTGTTCCATCTGATTTTTTTGAAATTAAAGCTGTATCATTACTTTTTCCTTTTCCGTCTGGAGTTAAAACAGATCTTTCCAAAAGACCAATTTCAACTATGTTTTGAACAACGCTTGGGTCAAACGCATCAGCTGATCCAGTATCGGTTCTATTTGCTTTAATTATTCTATCAAAATCTAATGAAGCTAATGTTCCAGTAACTCTATTGGTAAAAAATGGATATCTATATCTAAATGGCAGTTGACTTATCTGCTTATGGTCTGCTTGAATATCTGAATATATTCCGGTTTTACCAAAAGGCAGATGGAAACCAACCTGGACTTTACCTTTTGCTACAGGTATTTTAGATACAATTCCGCCAAATCCTCTATACGTTAATCTTTCTTCGTCATCAAAGTCAATGATCTGGCCTTGCAAACCTTTATCTGATCCGCCAGCTCTAAACACACCACTGAATTCTGTCATAGATTGCGCAAAGGAGGCAAAATCCTCGGAAAAGGATGATTCTTTCAACTTAAGGGCTGCAGCTGCATCCCCTAGCGGGCTTGTTTCTCTGTTGATTGAATTTAATATTTCTTTTAATTCGCTCTCTGCCTTGATATAACCAGGAGTATTAACCCCTTCATTTTGTGCCTGTTCTTCAGATGGAAAACCTGTAGAAATCGGAACCACACCAGAAGTATATAGCCAATGTGGTTTTCCATAAAATATTGTAGACCTTTCTTCAAATGGTCTTATTGCAACTATGTAATTTGGAAGCAGCTTTGCGCAAATTTGAAACATGTCCCAAACAGATCTCATATATGTTTGTGCCCTAAAAGAAACTTCATCATACATATCATCATCTACGTTATTAACCAGTCCCATGGCACCAAAAATACTTTTTGCACCTCTGCTGCCCAAAACTTTTAGTAGCCCCTTTCCCAAAAATACACCTGTAGCGAAACCTGCAGCTGCTGGGTTTATCGTCGCAGCTACAACTAGCTTTGAGCCCGCATTTGCCATGTATTCCAGACCCCCTGTAGCCTCGCTGGCTTTTTTTTCGGCATCTTTTACTGAAAGAAAATTATTTTGACGAGCCTCTAGGGCATATGAGGCGTCTGCATTTCCTAGGCCTGATTCTACTGTAAGAGTGCTCCAATTTTGGCCGGACATTCTTTCAAGATAACCAAACTTCTCGTCAAGAAGTTTCTTTTCATCAATAGTTGCCAATGTTGTCCAACCGTCATCTATGTCACCACCCAAAAACTGCGCAACACCAATTCCGTTTCCTGGATAAATGTTTCTTTTGAATATTTCCAAATCTCTTTGAGAACTAAAATTTGCCCACATTGATTGCATTGCTCCTAAAACTGGAGTTCTTACAGAACCTCCTGCGCTCTGTAGGCCCATATACTTATTTGGCAGAGCTCCACCAAGGGCTACATTTGCCCCAAATTGCATTCCGCCAGTCAAAATGTTTACTGCGCTGTTCCATGCAAGACCGGAAGAACCGGTAATTGGGTTGTTGCCCACAGCATTGAACGCATTGGTTATTGACTGTCTGTATTGAGTTGACCTTTGTTTTTCGGCTTCTGTTAATGGCTCATAAAGAATACTGCCAAAATGTCTAATTCCAAATTTATTTTCAGAAAAGACCGCTCCTCTAGTTGCATTAGCAAAAGCCTCTCTTGTTCTAGAAGAGCCCATGGACAAGAGTCGTATCATTAAATCTCTTGGTTCCGACATCCACAATCCAGTGTCTGCTCCACCGTCAATCTTGCCACTGTCTCCTTTTTTGTTTATTGAGTTTATTATGGGAGACAACTCTATTGCGTCAGATTGTGCTATTATTGTAACAATTTCTCCATTTTCAACTTCTGTTATTATTCCGTTAAAAATAGTTTGAAGAGAATTTGGATTAGACCCATATCCAGCTCTTAAATGTACTCTTACGCCAGGCTTAATTCTCATATTGCCTATTTGAGTTACATATGAAGAACTCATATTTGATCTTATGTTCATTGAAGTCTGCAGGATCTTATCAATGATTAAGGAAGTGTTTCGCGTTAAGTTAGAAATTGTTTCCGTATTCATTATTTGACCGTCAGAAACTAAAGATGAAACTGTTTTTAATGGTTTACTTAGTTTAGAATACGTATTTGACAATCTAAGAACCAAAGTATCTCCCAATACATCTTCTGATTGAGCTAAAGAAAAATCTATAACAGATTGTAATCCATAAAAGTTATCAAACAGTTTGACTCCTGCAAAGAAGTTAGAATCATCTATTAACCACAAAAGATAAGTTGGATAAGCTCTTATCATTCTTCCAGAGAGATCCCTGTACTCTGTGTCCATCATCATCTTTTCCCAGTGCCTGGCAACATTTTGTTGCTTGCTGCCCGCAGAAACGGCCTGCATTTTTTCTGTGTCAGAATTCCCATATGCTATCTGATATTGATCAATTGATTTTGCTCCAGGTATTCCAGTATGAGCAGCTTGAGGATCTTTGTCTGCCGTTGATGGATCTGTTATTCCAATTGTTGTAGTAGACAAAACTTTTCCAGTTTGCATATCACGTTGAAGGTTGTCTTCTGATAAATAAAATCTGCCATCCTCATTGTCAGAATAACCAAAAATATATCCACCATCAGGAGTTTGATATATAGCTGGTATTTTTCCGACAGATGCTGAATCAGCTGCTGGAATATAATGAAGTATGCCATAGTGCTCTGCGTCATCTGGGTCAAAGGATGGAAGCTCTCTTGTTTCAGACTTTTGTATCGATGCTGATACCAATTTGTTGAACCTTTCAACTTGAGCATTTACTCCACCCAATAGTTGATCTATCCTTATTTCTCCATATTTAGTGCTAAAATTTATGTCTTCAAAATTGTAAAGAATTTCATTATCATCTCTAAAATTTTCAACCATATCTTTCCACAATGTTGGAGTTTTTCCAGCAAGAGTTCCAGCTGAGCCAAGATAGCTCTGCTCGATTAAGCTTTCATTATTATTGTCGTATATAGCTATTCTAAATATGTTCATTGCATCGTATGCAGACATATTTTTTTCTTTAATTAAAAAATCTTTTACAATTTCTAAGTTTCCATTGTTATTTATCATCAACTCTTTAACGGAGTTAACCAGTGATAAATAGTCTTGTTTTTTTTCTGCCATAGTCTTTTTGATGGCAGCAGTTCCAGCTTCAGTGACGGCAGGAATGTTAAAGCTGCTCGGCTCTATAACGCTATTTACAACATCTTTGTCAAACATTTCAAAAGATCTAAAGTAAAAATCAGGATCCAAAGACCCAATGTATTGTCCAGTTTTATCGTCCTTAATTGCAAGCGGCATGTCGGGATACGCATTTATTGATGACCAATTTTGTTTTAATCTTAAGAATGGATTTTTCTTTGTTCCAAATTCTTTAATGAGAGCAATCTGCGTTTCTGAGCTGATACTTTCTCTTTTTTGTTGAAAAATATCAAAGTCAACAAAAGTCATTTGGACGCTGTAAACATGTGGATAACCAGGTATTGTATCAACATTATACGTCATTGGTACTACATATTTAATTCCACACAAAGCAGACAAAACATTCTTTATGCCCATGAACCCTATGACGCCGGCAGCTTGCTCTAATCTAGCAAGTCCGCTTAAAAACTCAAGCATTCGCGTCAACTTGCTAAGTTCTTTTTCTCCAAATACCGTCATCGAAATAGAGACATAAGAGTCATTAGAACCTATGTATTGATATGTCGCTTCATCTTGCATCTGCAATTGAAGCTTGGCCATATTATTGGACATTGTTACAGCGACAGAATTGACTATGACAGACTTTGCATCAAGATTAACTTTCATCATTGGAACTTCCCATTCTTTTATGGTAAAAGTTCCACCCTTTTTAAGGGCCTCTGCTTCAAATATGCCCTTTATTCCCTCGTCAGAAAAGACTCTATCATACAATGTCACATTAAATGCGTCTATAAATCTTTTTTGTATTTGCTGCTTGAGTTTTTTGAATTGATCTGATTTTGTATCCGTTATTGCAGGTCTTGCTTTTTTACCTGCTTTAATAGCAATTTTTTCTATTTGATCGTATATATAACTCTTTGAATTTCTAGTTTTGTTCCAAATTGTCCATTTGTCATTTTTAATTTTTTCAGTTAATCCTGCTGGACTTTCAAGTTCATTTGGTGATTTTGGATTTAATATATAGTCGTAGATTTGTGAGCTTGTTATATTATTTTCACTGACATACTGCTGTGCTGCTGCTGCGTAAAGCTTGTCGCCTATATTGGAACTATTTGCTCCTGCCAAAACTATATTAACTACAGATTCCACTTGTTTTCTATCTGTCTGAGTAAAAGTATTTTCTCTTGACAAAGAAACAACAGTATCCAATTTTCTATATAAAGCCGCTTCAGAAATATCTATACCTATTCTGCTTAGCCACCTTTCCCAAAAAGCTCTGCCAAGATCTGTTAAATTTCTTTCTTCACTTGTTCTAAAAGAGGAAGTGTCTGGAGCAAAAACTTTTGACTGAACTTGTTCTGGAATGTAAAAAACTATATTATTGCCATTAACCCATTCTTCATAAACATTTGTTCCAAGAACTAAATCGCTTTGATTTTTATAGATAGGGCTAGTAACTCTGTCTAGCATTGAGTCTGGAGTTTGCTCTGGCTTATTGTCTGAAGACGTAATTAAAAATTCTTCTCCGGCAGACTCCGATATAGCCATAGCTGCTCTTCCCATGTAAAATCTAAATTTTGACCAATCAATAGCTTGATTGAAGTCTTTAATCATAGGCAAAAATGGCCTGTGGTTAAAAGCAGCTAATTGTAAATCTACCGAAACCGCAAAAGGAAAATTGGGAACTGTTGAAATCGACATTGACATTAAGGTTACTCCAGTAATACCAAAAACCTGATTTATGTAATGGTTTCTTATGGGAAGAATTGGGGCATACTTGAAAGCTGCTATGAGTCCCCTTAATGAAGATAAAAACTTGTCTATCCTTTGTTGATCTTTTTTGTTTAGGAAGTCTATTTTTATATTAGATCTTAAATTCATTGTTGCTGCGTCTTGCGCAGATATTCCCCATATTTCTTCATAGTTTGGAAAAAACAACTTTATTGCTATTGAGGTTTCTTTGTATCCAGAATTAAATTTTGGAGAAGCTTTTTGCCTAATTGCCCCACCTGTTAAGCTTCCAGTTTTATAGCCGGTGTTTACGGATATTGAAAGCGGCGGTACATAAAAATTAGATGCACCTATTCTTAAGTGAAAAACATCTGGAGATACAGGTGGAGTTCCTGTTGGAAAACCTATTTTTTTAATAGCCTGCTCTATTTTTTGTGCAGTTATAAAGTTGTCTACTGCCCAAACAGGCTTAAAAACAGCTTTTCCATCTTTATCTGTTCCAAAAGACCTAAACATTTCGGTAATAATTTGTCTTTGGTTATTAAGAGCGTCTTCTTCTGAATATCCATAATCGGAAGTAGCAGCTAGCGCTGTTGTAAATAAATTAAATAAGCCGGGCATATATTTATATATAGTTGCCAGTGCAAGTGGGTCTTGCACAAAAAAGTTCTTTACTTCTATTAATTTATCTTGCCAAAATATATCTCTGTCAGCTTTAAGATATTTAAAGTTTCCTTTTTCATCTCTTTCTGCTGCAGATTCTCTCAAGTTTTTTACGGAAGCAAAACGCGCTCTGGCAAATTCTTGTATTCCGTCCGGCCATTTCTGCTAATTCTAACAATCCAGAATTTTTTAATTTTGTTAAAATTGCTTCTGCTAAATTTTCATCATTGCCGACAGCTGTTTTATTGAAAGCAAGAAGTTTATTATATGAATGCTCTATTCCTCTACCAGAATGATCTTGTCCCCATTCAATATTTAAATTATGACCCGATAAACCAACTCCGCCAATTGCTGCATCAACAACGTCTACCGTAGCGTTGACAGCGTTATTAATTACATTTGAGGTCCAGCCTGCTATTTTGCTCCAACGCCCCCTCTGTTGAGATATATTAATAAGGTCAGTAATTGGAGCTAAGTCAGAATCAGAATAAGTTTGCTGTGTACTTGGTCTGTCTACCATAATTTCCTAAAATAATTTATTGATGTCAAGCATTGAGTTGAGCCTAAATGTAGAAGAATTCTTTGCTGCACTAGAACTGTAATTTGTAATTATACCAGGTCTTTTAAAATTGGCAAGTGAGTTTATCCCATTTGTTGAACCATTAAAATTTTTGATTGTTTTATCGGTATACCTTGCTTGTTGATTCAATCTGCTTGAATAGCCAGTTCCATCTGGTTGAATATGGGCAGATTTAGATTTATCTAATCCCTCAAAAGATGCCTTAACTGGATCAGGCTTTTGATAGTCAACACTTGTTTTTGAAGCACTTGTCACAGAACCAGAAACCCCTGAGCCTTTTTTAATATTAGAAGTTACACTGGCTGCGTACTTATTCGATGTTGCTGTCCTTGGACTGGTGTCAACTCTTTTAGCTGCAGCGTCAGACAAATTTCTGTTTTGGTTATCTGCACCGGACTATCATACTTTAATACCTAAAAACTTGAAGCAACGGAAGAATAAGGATCTCTTCCTAGTTGCGGAAGGCTATTATACATAGTACTGTTAATGGGCCCATCTACAACGCCTTGAAGCATTGAACTTAATCTTTCTGAATCATCTTGCGACCCAGTTGTGTATATTCTATACTGAGCCCCAGGCGCTGCGGTACCCTGGTATTTATCGGTAGAGGGTTCAACCATTGTCCTGGGGTAATCCTTTTCGTAGGCACTGCCGCCTGGGAGTAGTGGTGGCCCCATGATGTCGGATTCCGCATGATCTTTTCTAGCTGAGTGTATAAAACCAAAAGCGGCTAAGGCAACTGCCGCGATGGCGCCTCTGCGCACTAACGGATTTCTAACGGCTTCTCCAAGTGCACCTGACCTCAAAGATTCTCCAAATCTTTTATATGCAGTTCTTACTGGAGCTGCACGAACAACATCATCCACTGAAGTTCTTATTGCCTCTGCAGATCCTGGGGCAATTGGTCCACCACCCGAACCAAGAAGTCTTGTAGAGGCAATATCTCCAGCAATGTTTTCTTGTTGGTCAACCATCCTTCTTCCACCATAATAATACCTGTAGGCATTTTCTGCTTCTGGAGTAATTCTGGCCATTTCATCTGCTTGAAATACTGCTCGATCTCGTTTTCTTTGTCCCATTAACTCGGAAAGAATTCTCAAGGCTTCATTTTCTGCAGGGTCTATTCCTGTTCCAGCTGCTTTCCTATATTTTCTAATTCCTTTTATAATGCCAGCAGCTTGATCTGATGTTACATCCTCTAAGTTTCTTGGAAGTGCTCCACCAAGTTCAGACCTTACATGTTGGCTCAAAAGACTCCTGCTATCTGATGCAAAATCATAAGCCCCTTGGATTCTTGGATCTAAAGCCATAGCCATATCTGTTCTTGCTGCTTGTGCTTTTCCTAGCATTCTTCTTCTTGCTGCACCAAACAACTCTTGCATTACAGTAAGGTCTTCTGATTCGCTAAGAATTTCTGTTCTCAACAAAGCTTCTGCTTCAGTTTCTGGTAACTGTCTGATCAAATTTGCCAATACAGATTCAACAACGTCAAGAGTTTCTCTTCCACCAAATGTCTCTCCAGCTGCTTGAGCTGCTGCTCGAGCTGCTGAAACTCCTTCAAAAACTTTTGTTGCTGCAGCTATTCTTGCTTGTCTTAAAGAATAAACTTCTGAGACGGCAACGTCTCTACCTGCTGCCCTAATTGAAGATGATTTTGTTTTTATTATATCTATTTCTTGTCTTATGTTTGATACTATGTTTCTTGATTCTGTTCTAAACCTAGATTTAACAGTTGCTATAGGAGCAGTCGATCTTTCTCTTGCTCCAGCAATTACTTTTGATTTTTCTACTTCTGCCGCTGTATATATTTGCTGAAGCTCTCTTGCTATCTGATCCATGTCAGCAAACCTTCTATAGGCATCGGTTCCTTCTCTCATGTAAAGACTTTCTAATACTCGTTTTGTTGCACCTTCTGAATCTGTGCCAGACGATCTAGCTGCCGTAAGTTCGTCTATATGATTTTGAATTGCTGCTGTCTGTTGAGTTGTTAAGCCTGATTTTGTTCTTAAGTATTCTGTCAAACCCGATAATACTTGATCAACTGCTGCTGTTTGATCTGTGCCGTATTCACTTATTCTTGCAAAATCTCCTTCAAAAAGACTTCTTTGAAGACCAAACAAAGAATCCACATCTACAGCACCGGTTGTTGCAACTTGTTGCGCTATTTGTTGTGCTCTAATAACTCCAACTGACTTAAAAGATTTCAACATCTGCTTGCCGACTGCATCCAAACTAAGTGCTGGCATTGGGGCTCCATCGGGTAAATTCAATAAAGCTCTCCTAATTTGATCTTCAGAGGGCATTGGGGTTCCCTCTTTTGTGGACATGTGTTGAAAATAAGCTACCATTGTTTCTAATACAGATTCGGGGTCTATTCCCATTTCTGTATTTATTCTTGATAAAGCTTCTCCTTGTGTTGTCAAAAATTGTTCAAGAGATATTTGTTTACTAAAGTCAACAGCTTCAGAGGCAGGTAAAGTAAATATTGTTGAAGCTCTTCTTAGTATGCCAATATCTTCGGCTGTTGCAGTACCGGACTGTTCCATGATTCTTCTAGAATGCTGTAGATTGTATATTGATGCTGCTTGTCTATTAATAAAAAGACCAATTGATTCTTCAACTGTAGTTTCTGCAGCTGCTCTTTGAACATCTTCTAGAATAGTTCTAACAGCTGTTGCAACCCTGTGTTCCATTCCTTGGGCGTATCGCGGTCCTGTTTTGTCTATTAAATTTGTTATCTCTTGCATTTTTGCTGCTGCGTCTCCACTAAAGGTTATTCCCAGCTCAGATTCTACTGCGGCTATAATTTGTCCTTGAACTCTAGATTCGCCTTTTCTTCTAAATATTTGAAAAACTGTATCCGAAGAATATGGAGATGGTTCTTTTGATGGATTTAAACCTACTTCTCTCATCAATTCGAACAATTTTGATCCACTCCTGACTGTTGACGAAAGACCTAAAACGCTAGGGTCTTGAGTCATAAGCATTTGTGCTATCTGACTGGACGTAAGACCGGGAAGTTCTGTTCCATTAACCCTATCTGATTCAATTAATTGAATGGCCAAATTCTCTACCTGACGCGCTAATGATGCAGATATTCGACCATTTCTAGGTCCACCTCTTCCTGTGGAAGGTAATATTTCTCTTAATTTTTTTACTGCACCGCTTCTAGTTGTATAACCCAAGCCGCCAATAAAAGCATCATCATGTACTGCGTTTATTAATCTTTGATTATCCTTAAATAAGGCACGAATTGTACTTACATCAGTTAGGTCTGCCACCATAGCGATAGACTCTTGAAAAGATGTTGGCTGCCTTAATGTAAAAAACGCTAATCTTTTTTTCTTTGAAGTATCGACAAAAGTTGACATAAGAGGTATACCCTTGTCGTCCAAGTCAAATCCACCAAGAGAGTTCTTATACAAACGTGCAGCCCTACCGGCCAACAACATGTCATGACCTTTTATTCTAAATTGAAGAAAATTTATTTCATCCGAAACTGATCCTGCCATGCCATAGTGAGACAGGTCTATTCCATGCCTAACAGAACCCTGAAAGCCAGAACCCATATCTGCTACTGACTCAAAAGTTCTTAAAGCAAATCTTTGTGCTGTCGGCATTGCTACATCTGGTCTTCCTTTGTATCTAACAACCTTAGACATATAGTGGTCTGCAACTCTTCTCATTAATGCTGGTATATTTCTTGGATCTTCTCCTGCTCTCAAAGCTAAAACAATTTCTTCAGCTTCTTTTTTCATTCTTAAATTAGCTGATCTAAAAACTGGATCAAGTCTTTGTACAGGAACTGCGTGCCTAGTACTTGGAACCACTGTACTTACTTCATCTGCTAGATCCATTTCAAGTTGTCTTAAAACTTCCCTAGGAATATCTGCTGTTTCAGTAAATCCAGAAACATTTGCTAATCCAGAAGCTGCATTTGCTTGCAGTGTTCTTCTAAATGTTGATTGAGAAAAATATTCTTCATGATACAAAAACATAAGTGGATCACTAAATACTTCTGGCTTTTCTTCTCCAACATCCAACAAAAGGTTTCTGACAATATCGGAACCAACTTCACCTTTTAGGTTTGTTATGTCTGTAATTACTCGTGGAAGAAGACCAGTAATAGGATCTCTAAATCTTTGGGCCATTCTGTCTGACATTATAAAAGCTTCACCTTTTATTTGACCCATTCCAAGGTTTACTCTAGCTATAATGTCACCTTCATTTTGTTTACTTAAGGCTACGTCTATTGCATTTATTTGTTGTTGAAGTTTTTTGACCGTATCAGACTCTTCAAATGTTAGTGTTCTACCTCTAGCTATACCTTGCAGTTCTTCGAGCATTCCAGTAAATCCTGTTTTTATATCTCTTAACCCACTAGCAGTTA